GAATTGCGGCAAGTTGAGCATTAGATAATAATAGAATATTGGTACCAAGATAACCCATTTGATCTGAAGTTAATACTCTCATGCGATCCACGACAATATCTGTATATCTGTTGTTTGTGCTAAATAACCCATCAATTTGGTCTTTACCAAACTGCGCAAATTGGAAATTTGACAAACTACGTAACACTGTTGAAGCAAAGTTATTAATTTCAGAGATAGAGAGAATGGAAAACACCTCATCGTGGAATGATGGTATTTGTACAGATGTAAAATATCCAAATTGAGCAGCTGATAAGTCTGTAATTTTAGCAGCACCACTTGTAACTAGTGTTAATGCTTGCAATTGTAATGTTATAAATAGACTTATTTGAGCTTGTGTAAATTCTTGAATTGAAGCTAGTGGAAATGCAGCCAAAGAATTAGGTCCTATGTGTGGAATGTAGGCAAGTGGTATAGCTGAAACAAGATTGTTGGGTAAAAGAGGTGCCATTACACTTGTAAAATTTGCCCAATCGTCTTGCGTCCAACTGGACATAACCGCTAGAGTAGCGCTACTCACAACTGAGTTAGTTAAAACCATTATACTAATTGCCTATATATTTTAATTTACCAATAAAATAACCTAGAAAGTTTATTTTATTAATACACACCCCATTTTTGTAAAATTTACACGTTAAATTACAATTGCTCCTAGTAAATCTGGATCAAAAACTCCATTTGGTGGAAAACCATGTAATTGTATATATTTTTCAATTTCTGGTGAAAATTTAATCAGTGGGGTTTCTACTAAAACGTCTGGGATAATTCTAACCGCAGTTGTTTGATTTAACTTTTTAATATATTCCTCCAATTTTTTAAGATCGTCTAATATATTAGCTTTTTCAAGGGCACTAGCATAAGCATTTTGTGCTGACAAATGTTGTATATGTTTATTAATTATTTGGATTAACGCTTCAAAGGAAGAAACTATAATATTTCTTATCATTTCATAATTAGAAGTATTTGGAAGATTGCTCTTAAGATTGTATAATTTTTGAGAAAGCTCAATCATTTTTTGACCATTTAATTCTGCTAATAGTGCATCAAATTTTCCAGTTGAGAAATAAGAATAGTATTTCATAATACTAGTAACTGTATCACTAATTAGCAGGTTATGTATTTTTGAATCTTCAACAGTTCCATTTGATAAGATAATGGTTTGAATGTATGATTCAATTGTTCCAGTTGTTGAAGTTATTAGGTCAATAATAGCCTTTTGAACACTTTCCATTTTTCTAGACAATGTATCTATTATGTTGCCCGTAGACTGATAAAGTTTATCATTAATTCGTAATTCCAACGCATCCATATGTTTAAAAATTTTACTTAATGATGCTTTAAAAAGTGTAGCTGAATCAGTGCTAGTATTAGTATTAGTATTAGTATTAGTATTAGTGTTTGTATTCATTAATTTTAAAGAACTAGTTGCTGACCCTGTTTGCTTTAAAGTAGGATCAAATGATAATAAATCTTCAAACATTATTAGTTCTCTAAAGGGGGCAAAATTGGTATTTACATTTTGAGATGGGACATCTGTCATGCTTCTTATTAATTTGGCATTTACAGGCCATTTATCTGTGCTATTATTCATAGTTAAACGATTTTTTGGATAATACGTTGGCAAATTGTCATTATAGCATATAAGCATCTCAGGTCCAGGAACATCTGAGGCGGTAGTTGGATAACATTTGCTAGGAGGAGGATAGACCACAGTTTCTCCAGTGCATGGATTTTCCCGAATATTATAAATAAGATTTCCACCATCTTGGATTACAATTGGCGCAGGTTGATCAACTACCATAATTGGTGGAAATGGATTGATGCTTCCAGTTGTATTTAGATTAGGCACAGTCGGTTCATTTGCCAAAGGAACCAGGTTTCTTGCAGGAAGAGCATTATAATAAGAAGGAGATATTGGTTGACGACATGTAATGGGTTCATATGTTGGCAATCCAGTATTTAAATCAATATTGATTGCTCCAACACGTTTTTGTTGATTTGTATTTGGTTGAGAATAGGCTTGTCCCTGCGTTGCCCACGTAGTCGTCCTATTTGTCCATTGAGCGCGAGCTATTTTTGAATATTTCTCTTTTTGGGTTAAATTGCTACTATTTTTCTTATATTGTAAAATATTTCCCTTGCGGATCATTTGATATGCTTCTCCAACGTCTTCTGGCGGTATATATCTTTTTAAAGGTGCAAAATATACGGGTTTAAATTGGTCTTCTTCAGTTAAGGCGCCAGTAGTTGCTGTTGTAACACTGTTTTGAGTATTATACACACAGACATTTTCAACTCTACTCCATACTCTAGGTGGTATTGGTCTATAATTCTTTCCTAAACATGACATGTATTATATCTATTATATATAGAGCTTATTATTGTCTAAGGCTAGGATTAACACAAATATCTTGCGTAGGAAAAATATTTCCAGACATGCAGATATCGTTGTCTCCTACCTCTACACAGCTCCTAAAATTTTGCTGTTCGCCAATGAAACACCAACCAGCCTTGCTTGTGGGTTTTTGAATGCTACTATAAGAATCATCCGCTTGATAAGATCCATCATCTATGGGGTTTTGCTGATTTTGTGGATTGTCCAATGATTGCGTGGCACTGTTAAGTGCGGTATTTAACGTTGTTTCCTGTGCCTTGTCCTGCTTTGGCACCGTTGTAGAAACTGATTGTCCAGAGGGCTTTCCACTTGTTATTCCTGGGACTGCAGTAGATCCAGTATAAGAAGAGGAAGAGGATGAAGCAGATGGAATATTTTGCGCACCTTGCTGAATTGCATTGATTCCGCCTGTGGCGGCAGACGCCGTAAAATCTACAATACCTTGCGCACCAGTTGCAGATGCGTTTGTCGTTTGTTGAACGGTCGCCACAACTGAATTGCCAAACAATTTGTTAATTAAGCCTAAAATACCAGCAAGAATACTGGAAAATAACTGCGTAGTTTGCGCTAAATACATGAAAATATTAAAGCCTAAAAATGCAAGAACAACAATAATGACAAACCAAGTTAACCATGATAAGTTTTGAAGAGTGGATATAAAGGATGCAATTATTCCTGTTTTGGAGCCAGAAGAAGAGGAAGATGAAGATGCTGAACTAATTCGGCCAATATTCTCATTTGCATTCATGTTTGCGGATGCACTCTTTTCATCTGGAACAAATGACAATGCTGAAAAAATAGATGAAGACTTTGATTTGGGTTTTGTTGAACTAGATTTGCCCATATTTTCCAATGCATTCAATGAATATGCCATCTTATCATCATCATTTTTACTTTTGACTTGTTCATCACCTCCTTGTGAAAAGAAGGAAGAGAAAAAAGACTTGGCGCTTTTTTTGCTCTCGGCTGGTTCTAAAGTGGCTGGAAAATCGTCGGCCAAAGTTTTTACCAATTTGTTATCTGTTGATTTTTGAGATGTTCTTGATAGACTCATTACTTATAATAAAAATAAATATATTAAATTTTTATTATAAATGCAATATGTAAAATGCAATTATATGCATTGAAATAAAATAAAATGTCTAAAATGTCTTTATTTAAAACTCCACAAATAGGTAAATTGATTAAGATTACCCAATATTTCGTCACGAACATTCAATAGATCACTGTTATTTGTCAAGTTCAACGTTCCACTTGCGGTCATACCAATCAAATACTTTTTGTACTCTTCAATCTTTCTCTTAAAATCATCGGCAGAGCTATACGCAAATAATGGGATGGATTTTACGCCGACAAGATCAACCCGATCGCCAGCCTTTCCAAGCAAAATTTCCACAAAAGAGTCAATATTATCATTTAATTTACCATATAAACTATCCGTTGCCTTGTGCTTGGCATAGCTGTTGGTTTTCCAGTGGAATAATTTGACAGTGTTGAGCATTTCAATAAACTTGAGAATCATTGCTTCTTTTGAGTAACTAGTTGATTTCTTAACACTCGTTGTTTTCTTGGCCTTGCGAGTTTTTGACTTTGAAGAAGTAGTTTTACGCGTTTTGGGCATTGTTCTTATAGTATAAATAAATATTTTATTGTATTTTTTAAGGACTTAAAGCGTTAAAGCCTTGGAATAAACATTTCGCCAAAGCTGCTCATCTTTTCCAACTTTTCAATAGTTTTATCCAAGTTGGATTTATTTGCATTAACAAACAAATAATCCGTATTAGGAGAATGTTCGTTCTTCTTAATCTGCTTATAAATGTTGTCAATTTTTTGCGTCACAGTGGTTATTTTCTCTTTATTTTTAATCATTTCGCCATCTAATGCAGGCAATGTCTCCGTTAAAAGTGATACGCAAAAGTAGATCATATATTTGCGTTTTTTATAGCAGGTCGGCGAATATCTCAGTGTAAACAATTTTAACATGCTTTTCATAACCTTGTCAATAATAGGAGATCTCTTCTTGGATTCCTGTAAAAATATGTCCCAAATCATCCATATAACATCCATCTGCATTTTTACATCTACTGGTGCAAATGGTCTTCTTTCGCAACTACATTTTTCTTTTTTTGCCTTGCAAACACTTTCAAACTCCATTATCCATTCTATCCAATAACATGCACTAATACCATTTTTAGTATCCTTGTGCAAATTGTATGCTAGCTCATTGATAGCAACAAATAACTCCTTGGGATCGTCCTTTTTAAAATAATCATCAGCATATTTTACATTTGGCGCCTTGAATCTGTCCGTCATATGGGTTAGCACGAATTCTTCCTTCTTAATCTTAATGTCTTCAAAACTGTGCTTTCTAACACTGTCACATAAAACGCAAATTATCTCTGCAAAAAGTCGTCGCACTTTCAAACTGTTTCGCATCTTAATCTCATTATTTATGTAACCATTTGCGACGGCCTCTTTAAAATTATTAATGCGCAATTCTAAATACATTGCCAATTTAGGATTTCCAAGGTGTATGTATTTGCTGTAAAAATAGAGAATGATCTCCCATAAATCGCCATAATGCCCCGCACATATTAGTTCGGCACTCCAATAACAAGCGGGTTCTAGTTTTGCATTTATTAAACTATTTAGAAGCTCTTTTTTCACATTGGACTTTTTAAACTCCGAGAAAGTTATACCCTTAAACTCCTTTTGTTCACGAATGTCATTGATTTCTATATCAGCCATATATTAGAAACTTATACAAAAAAAATCACAACAATACATATAGAATTATGGCAAACTTTTTAAAAAATGTTAATAAGCAATTTACTTCATTGACCAAGGTTTACAACAATACTACTAACTGGGGGAAAATCCTAATTTTCATCCTTTTATTAATATTGTTAATTACTTTTTTTAAATACATTGAGCCAGCAAAAAAGGAAGGTTTTGAACAACAAAATAAGTTCTTATTCAAGAGCAAAAGCGAAGTATACGACGATTTCTATGCTGGAATATACGACTACTTGGTCTATAATGAAATGAAAGACGATTATGAGGTGGGAGAAATTGTAAATAAAACCACGCCTAGTGAAGAGAGCATCATTTTAGATGTTGGGTCTGGAACAGGCCACCACGTTGCTGCATGCAAAAAGTATGGTCTAAATAATGTAATGGGTATTGACATTTCACCTTCCATGGTTGCAAAGGCTAAAGAGAACTATCCCGATTTGGATTTTGTGCAAGGCGACATTTTAAATGCAAATCAATTCCAGCCTAGCTCATACACGCACATATTGTGTCTCTATTTCACTATTTACTATTTCAAGGACAAGGCGCTGTTTTTTAGTAACTGCATGAATTGGTTGATGAGAGGCGGCTATTTAATTGTCCATTTAGTGAATAGAGACACATTTGATCCTATTCTTCCTCCAGGCAATCCACTCCTCTTTGTTTCTCCTCAAAAGTATGCCAAAAAGCGTATTACAAGCACAAATGTTAAATTTGATACATTTGCATATTCATCTAACTTTGATCTTAATAAGGACAAGAACACGGCTACATTTGTGGAGAAGTTCAAGGATGATGAAACGGGTAAAACCAGGAGACAAGAACACGTTTTGCACATGGAAACCCAGACAGAGATTTTGCGACAGGGCCAAGATGCAGGCTTTATCTTGTTAGGAAAAATAGATCTGCTCAATTGTGGTTATGAAAGCCAGTACTTGTACATTTTACAGAAGCCTCAATAGGCTAGGATAGGCTAGGATAGGCTAGATTAGAATCAATAGGTTTAACAATGTAAAACTTTTTATTCTTCATTAATAAGGCTCTTATACATTATTAATGAATCAGGTTGCAAAGGTTACACTTATTTTATTAGCAAGCATTATAGCATTTATCATACTATTTATGATCTATGTAAAAATTAAATATCGTTTTTGGTCTATTCAGCCCGTTTTCCATTTCTATGACTTATATTATTGGTTCTTTTCCGTGGGAATAATCCGTCATGAGCTTCCAGAAAAAAATAAATTCTGTAATTTTGAAAATGTTGAGACTGTACTATCAACAAAGGTAAAGGACTATCAGTTTGCAAAATTTTTAAATCTAGTTCGCGGGCATTTTTTACGAAATGACGAAAATGAGTTTCTTCCTCAACAATGTAATGTCATGCCGTATTTTATAGGACACAACTCACCGTGTTTTTTCTCCTTTTATTGGGAAAAGGTTTTGCTACAGGATGCACATTCGTCGTCTGTGGAAGACCGCAAACTAATTGGTTGCATAACATCTAGACCTCTTCACGTAAAAATAAATAATGGCAACAAGGATGCCTTTTTTGATGCGCATTATATGGATTATTTGTGCGTAGATAAACATTCAAGGAAGAAGGGGGTTGCCGCACAAATTATTCAAACGCATGAATATAACCAATGCCATGTTGCCGAGAAAATACAGATTGGTTTATTTAAACGTGAAGACTCGCTAATTGGCATTGTTCCGCTCACGGTATATCCAACTTATGGGTTTTCCATGAGAAACTGGAATTCATTAACGGATTTGCCCGCCGATGTTACATTGCTTGAATGTAATCCACAGAATCTGTATTATTTGCACGACTTTGTGAAAAGGCAGAGTTCCCTTTTTGATATTACTATTATGCCTGAATTTACCAATATAGTGGAACTAGTTAAAACTCACAATATTTATATTTATATGATATTGAAAGATGATGAGGTTATGGCGGCATACTTTTTTCGCAAATCGTGCGTTTATATTAGAAAGGATGAACAGGCGCTCACTTGTTTTGCCTCTATAAATGGCGGTCTTAAAAATGATCTATTTATTCATGGGTACAAAGTTGCACTTTGGACAATACGAAATAGCACTGAGGCTACAAAAAGTATTCCAATTATTAATGGAGCTAAAAAACAGAAAAAACACGTCACCTTTCAAAATCATTATAATTTTGCTGTTGTAGAAAATATAAGCCACAATGATGTTATCATTAAGAACTTGATATTAAAAACACATCCCGAGATTATTAGCCCAACTGCGTATTTTTTCTATAATTTTGTATACAGTTCATTTAAACCCAAACGGGTTTTTATTCTAAACTAAATATATATCAAATAATGACTACACCACTTTCACCTGAGGACTTTAGACAATTTAAAACAAGTTTTAGAAATACGCTTTTAACCGATGGGTTTGAGGTGCATTTAATGAAAAAAGATGGTGATCCAAAGCATAAACTTTTAAAGTTAAATGCAGCTGGTGACCTAGAATTAATTGGAAGAAGAGGATTAAGTAATGTTTTTACAGGGACTAGAAAGATTCCCGCTAGGTTTAATATAAGCGCTACTCCTATTGGGAATACTAGTATAATTAGAATAACTGATGATATGGGCGAAAATAATTGGGAATTAGGTGCAAGACCAGAGGATAGAGATATATTACTTGTTGGCTTATCTTCATTAAAGGCTTCTAGTCCACGTTCTTTAAGTGCAAAACTTAATAAATTTGTAAAAGCTAAACCAATACGTTTAGTTGAACCAGAACAACACCAGCGAACAAAATTGGAGGTCATTGAGGAAAATATGGAAGGTCCGTCATCATCTTCTAGAGGAAAAGAAAAAGAAAAAAGACGCGTTTATCTTGGTGAAGAGGGAAGCACTCCTCGCGCAACTGTATTTTTTAATAAGAATGCAAGCGATATGGAGGAATTTCCAGCATACAGGACTACTTCAGGAAGCAGAGGATCATCTTTGAAGAAAACATCAGCTTACGGGTCAGGTAAGGGACTTCGCAGAACTAAGCGCTTAAAGCATGCGAAAAAGAATGGAAAGAAGAATGGGAAGAAGCACAGTCAAAAGCATGCAAAGAGGCGCAGAGGAAAGGGTACAAGAAAGCATTAATTAACCAATTAATTGTCTAGATTGATTTTTATTTTTACTATGCATTCTGCAATAATCACATCCGCTAGCTCTTGCTTTATTACATGTTTTACCAGATTTGGTAGTTTGTCTGCAAATATATATGTATGTACCATTTCCACGCGATTGTTTGTTTTTCTTCCACGCTTCGCTTGCACCATCAAAATCAATATCCACTTGGTACAAAGGTTGCTTAAGTCGTTGGGTTTGGCTTCTTGTTTGCATTTCAAATATACAATATAAGGACTATGCTTTATATTGTATTCTATATAACAATTTCAATTTTAACTACATTCACCGCACGCATCTAAATAAATTTGTTTACAACCATAACAATTTTGTCTTATAGCACAACACGTTTCATCTTCTTCTTCTTTGTTTGATTTTTTTATTCCTTTCTTTAGAGGATCTATAGTTTTTCCCTCAAAATATATACAATCTTTTGCAAAATTTAAATCATGTTTAGTCACTTCCCCATTACGAAAAGGGTAGCATTCAATATAGTTATAAATTGAAACTCCATCACTTTTAAAATATAAATCGCAAAGTGCACCAAGAGTAATTTTTGTAATAAAGTATCTGTCGTATGGATATCTTCTAGGTTTAGAACCATCACCAACAGACATAATATCATTTCTAATTCCGCGATATAATTTCTCTGGCCATTCCGCAGACTCGGGAGGGAGAGGTGTAATAACAGCATCGTCGTTCCAATGATGTCCATAGACATTTTGTAGAGGTATTAAATGATTCGATGAAGCTAATTTAGCTAATTCTTTAGTTTTTTCTCTTGTTGTGATTCCCTCATATCTTTCTTTATATGCAATACATGCTTGTGGAAAGTATTCACCCATGTAAAAGTATTTTATTTTACCTTCATAATCAAGCTGATTGTATATATTTGGAAACAACTCAACTGTGTTATCTTTCACAATTGGAGAAGGCATGCCCAATGCATGACCAAGTTCATGTGCTAAAATGTGAAATATGTCATACTCTGAATAATTTTTAACAAACTCATAGTTTACTTCTATTTGAAATCCAACAATCATTGAAGTTCCACTTACTAATATTTGGTTCTTACAGTTAGCGGCCCAATCATCACCCGACCTGTTCTTCACACTTTTAAATTTAGTCAGCTCTATTCCATTCCAATTTGGTTTTATTTTGCGTATTGCGGCAACCATTTCTGGAGTAAATTTTAAAAAATGTGCCCATCTAGCTGCTGCACGGCACAATGCTTTATAATATCTGCCTAAACGGAATGACCCATCAGTATATTCACTAAGTGGAGGCTTGTCATACCACACAAATCCTCCATCGTCTACATCAAATCTTCTATCAAAAGATGATAAATCAAATAAAATGGGTGAGGTTAGTGGTGTTGGTGGTGTTGGTATTAGTGGTGGTGGTGGATTTTTTGCTGTTTCAATTGCTGCAATTACAGCTTTTGGGATTATTGGTGGAGGAGTAGCCGTTGGGCTTAGTATAGATGCAATCCCAATAGAGGCAATATTAGAGATGGGCGCAAGCGCTTGCGCATTTATAAGATTACGAATAGGTGTTCTTTTTGCTCCTACCCCTCCTACAGCTGTAAAATTCTTTTTTCCTGGTATTATTCCTGTTCTTCCTTTTGGCATTGTTATGTATGTATATAATATAGTATTATATAAAATAGTTTTCTATACACAATATTCTAACTCGCTAAGATCTGTTATAAAAATAGGAGTGCACCCACAATCAAGAGTTATACACTTATAATCAGTTGGAATTTTAGCATTTTTATTTGAAGCATTTTTAATCTGTTTGCTATCATCAATACTACCCTCAAATACAATTGTATCACCTATTCCACTAGATGTATCAGTAACTTCACTTGAATCAGGTGTTAGCTCATAATAATTAAAATATTTAATATTGTCCCAACTTGTAAATATATCTATCAATAATCCAATAGTTAGTTTAGAAATTAAATATTGCGAAGTGCTATCAATGTGTGCGGACCAACCTGCTGACATTATTTCATTGTGAATACCTCTATACATTTTGTTGTATGCGTCGGGTGGCTTATCAATAAATGTGTATGTATTCCAATGGTTATTTTTATTAATTTCTAATGGAACCTCATTTGTGGTGGTAGTGAACCCTTTACCTGTTTTAATACCCCCATAACCAACGTATGCACCAACAGCATGTAAAAAACCATCCTCCTCAATTATACCATTTGGTCCAACAGCGATGAATATATATTGTGGATAAAACTCTGCGTTAAGAATTAAATTATGATTAGTTTCTAGTACAGCTTCGCCTGTTCCATTTTTTAAATTTGGTGTGAACATAGGCATACCTAAAGCATGTCCAAGTTCATGAGTATATAAATGAAATAATTGATCTTCTGTATAAGAGTCTCCTTTTTTTTCTGTATAAAAAGTATTAATTGTAAGCTTATATCCATAGTTAAAACATGTATTCTTTCTTAGAAGAGGCCGACATTCCATTATAGATGTGTTATCTTCATTATGAATAAATTTAAAATTAACTAATCTTAAACCATTCCATAAGTTTGTTCTAAAAATTTCACGAAGCTTATTTACGGTTTCTGGTTTAAATGCTAAATATTTTGACCATCTTTTTACAGCTCTAACTATACCATTTAGATGTTTATCTGGGATTGGTTCAATAGGGCCAATTGCACTTGGCAAATAGGGATTTCCATCACCACGAAAATTAAATAGCTGTTTAGTAATGCTATCTAAATCAAATAAAATAGGTCCTGCTGTTACTGGTGTTGGTGGTGTTGGTGGTGGATTTGTTGCTCTTTCAATTGCTGCAATTATAGCTGGTGGGATTATTGGTGGAGGAGTAGCGGATGGACTTAGTATAGATGCAATCCCAATAGAGGCAATATTAGAGGTGGGCGCAAGCGCTTGCGCATTTATAAGATTACGAATAGGCAATCTTTTTGCTCCCACGCCTCCTACAGCTGTAAAATTCTTTTTTCCTGGTATTATTCCTGTTCTTCCTTTTGGCATTGTTATGTATGTATATAATATAGTACTATAGAAAATATACTATATTATAAAAACCATATTTTAGAATTTAAATCTATGGGTTTACCGCTTGATAGCTGTGGGATCTGCGTATAATAAGATTGATTTAAAGTTGTTCGCACGTTTATAAGAAGCTCCAACCACGTATTAATATTTGGATCCTTTAATGAATTTAAAAAAGCCCAAGTTATGGCGCCGCGAGGTAAATTTTCAATATAAGTATCTGCGCTTGTCTGTGTATCTTCACATCCACTTATCATAATAACATTACCAAAAGTTTCCGCATCATTTGTATTTATCGTATTTTCATTGTTATTTGTTGTATCCAAGTATCGATATTTTAGATCCAACATGGTTTCGCTAAAACAAGCGTCAAATAATGCAAATAAGGTGGCATCTTTGTGTAAATATGTTTGAATGCAATTTTTAAGTTCATCGTCTGTTATACCATTTAAATCTAGCGGCATTATCATATCGTCTAAGCCAGATTTTTCATCTCCACTAATATCTATTGTTCTAGATCCATGACCACTGAATAACACAAACAATGTGTCTCCACTCTTGGAGGAAGAAAGTAAGTTTATAAAAGCTGTTAATATATTGGCCTTGGTTGGATAAAAAGAGTTTGTTGACTCATCCGTCATAATAGTAATGTCCTCTTGAATGAAATTATATTGATCTTCTAATTTACTCTTAATAAAGTTGACATCATTAATACATCCATACAATTCATTATCAGTGCCAACATAATTGCAACCAATTAATAGAGCCTTTTTATTAGAGGTGTGCGCGCGTGCAGTAATATCAAAAAATGGTCCTGAATCAGTATTATCAAAAATAGCTTGTTGTTCTGCATCTAATTGGGATTGTGTTAACCCACCAGCATTAATCTGCAATGCCTGTAAATACTCATTTTGCACTCCAGCAAGATAGCCTTGCTGAAACTCGCTAATTTTTGAGTTATAGTATTGTTTTATATTTGCAAGTAAAACACATTTTCTGCATTTGCTTGTTTTTACGCGCAAAGCATCTGCAACCAACACATTTGTGCTATTTATTAATTGTGCAACTTGCGCATTATATACTTGATTATATGGTTCTAATACATTGGTATCTTCCATTATATTATTTACTATATTTTTATTATTTTTGCGTTGCAATAAAAATAATAAAAAAGTACATGGATTTGCTTTCTAAATAATTCCATCTACTTATCTCACATATTTTCCAACACGGGAAAAGGAATCAACAATAAAAATAATAAAAATGCCCAAGAAGGAATACAAAACAACCTCTTCTGTAACATTGTTAGTCTTCTCATCCTGTTGCTCTTCTAAAAGGTTAATCATGTAGTTTAATTTCTCAATGAGTACATCATAGTTTGAACCTGCATCCATGGATCCAGAGCCATGCATTTGCATCATATTTTCTCCCATTCCCATACCAGAGCCTACGCCAGTATAAGCGGCCGAATCCATTCGCTGGTAGTAAGGGCGATTGTGAGGGTTCTTAGTAGGCTGGTAATTGGGAATAAATTTCTTATAGTAGTCTTCCGCCGTTTGTCCATTACCATAATTGGAGTCCAAGTTATTCAAGTCAACCTCGTCGCCATTACTCATATCTGCCTTTTGTTGAGGTTGAGGGGCGACCAAGGAAGATTCTTTAGCCCTTGTATTTTCTGCCCCCATGGATGTAGGGGGTGGTGGAGGATTAAAATCGCCCATTTCGTCGCCTTCACCTTCATAAGTATTATTGTGAATAGATTCCAAAATAGAATTTACCTTGTCCGAATTGTAATCATTTTTTGTATACCTTTTCTGTGTTCTGTTGTTATTGGAAACCCTTTTCTTATTAATGATGCTATCATTTGTTTTATTTGTATTTACATATGATGAATCCATATCAAATGGTGCGGCATATATTGCTAAAGACATTCTTAATAAAAATTAAGATAATTATTTGAAAAACAGACTGAAATAACCGAAATAGTTGATATTTGGATTCTTAGTTCTTTGTTCTTAAATGGGCAAAAAAATATATCCATGTATTATAAATGGCAGTATTGAGCAAGATGCACATGAAGAATGCAATGTACGGACTTTTTGTTTTATTAACTTTGGTTTTATTGTTAAACCCTATGGTTGTTAAAAACATGTATGGAAGCGTTTTAGGCAGACTTTTATTCTTAATTCTTGTTATTTTCTTTACCATGCACAATTCAACTCTTGGATTGCTTCTGGTGTTAGTGGTAATTGTTACAGCACAAATGTATTCACGTGAAGGGATGGAAACAAAGGATAAAAAGGCACCACAAAAGAATACTTTGACAGATGATATTACTGGCGCAATTAATGCCTTAAAGGCTAATCCTGCTATAAAGACAATTTCTGCTAGTCCTGTAAGCACACCAGTAAAGGGTGCGGCGGCTGTCCCCGATGTTAGTAAAAAGTTAACTGAGACTCTTGCAAATTTGCAAGATATTATAGATAAAACTAAACCAGCAGATCGTCTTTCAATGGAACCCAAAGCCAAAGAATCTTTCACAATGATGGGTACAACATTTAAAACTCATAACCCCGATGTCGCAGCATATTCTCAAGCGGTCCCATTTTCCACATTCTAATCCTTATGCTCTACTGAAAAAAAGGCACTACCTGCAAGTTTTTCTTTTCGCTCAATATAGTAAGATGAAGGAACAGATTAGTATTAATGGTTTACTGTGTGCACTAATTTCAATCTTTATAATTATTTGTGTAATTTTCATACTAGTAAAATTTCAATATGCATATGAAGGCAACTACATGTCTAGTAGTAGTAAAGAAGGATTTACGCAGTTTGTGCCGCCAATTCTTTCTCAATTTATTCCACCATCATTTAAGCGCGCAATGCACCCGCGTGCTAGAAAAATGCGATTATATTTGGAGAAGAAATACGGTGAAAATAATGTTGCATTAAACAGATTTTTAAGAAAATCAGGATTTTATTAAATAATGTGAATTAAATTTTATATTATTTAATAGTATGACAAGCTCATTAGCAGGTATTCCACATTATATCCATCAACATGTGTTATATTTGAATAATAACAAGTTTTTTGCTGGTATCATCATGATTTTGCTTAACGTTGGGTCAAAATTCATTTCAATTCAATTTAGTAAATCCGCTGAGGAATACATGAAATATTCTATTGGCAAACAATTATTGGTGTTTGCAATGGCGTGGATGGGTACTCGTGATATATACACTGCGTTAGTTTTGACTGCAATTTTTGTGGTTTTATCCGATAATCTTTTTAATGAAGAAAGCCCATATTGCATTGTCCCTGAAAGGTATCGCATATTAGATACATTGGTTGATACAAACAATGATGGAACTGTAACGGACCAAGAATTAAAAGAAGCAGAGGCGGTTTTAGCAAAGGCCAAAAAACAAAGGGAGAAACAAAACCAAAAGCAGGCATTTTTAATGTTCCATCAATACACAAATAAATATGATTAGACAACAATACAATAAACCGCAATGCATGTTAAATTTGTAAAATATAACATGCATTGTAATCCAGTTGTGGTAATAATGTGACAATAATATCTAACAATATAATAAGAATGTCTAATTCTAATTCAAATTCTAATTCTGTAAGTGTTCCAAATACATTAACAATATATGTAAGAACACGTTTGCAGGATGAGACAAAATTTAAATATAAACCAGCGAATACAATCCTTAATTATGATGGAAAGGCAGTATATTTCAATCCTCTTGTTAAATTGAGTAGAAGCATTATTAGGAATATACCCGACAATGTATCTAGAAATTATCTTTATACGCAGTTTTTTAGTGAGAAACAATTCAAGGGTTTACTACAAAGGACATTAAGTAATCCGTCAACAGCGCAACCCAAAAGAGGCATTAACGATCCTGCAGTATCTGGTATAATAGACAGCAATATTGAAGCAACTTTGAGCACCCTATTCTCACCAAATACCAAGTTTTACATTGGGAAGAACTTGTATACAATTTATTCATATGGATGGGAACCAGGAGCCTGGAAAGTGGATACAAAGAAGGCTTTAGACACTAATAAAAGAATGCCGAGAGGTCCTTATGGTTATGGATATGGTTATCCAGGCTACGGATATCCTGGTTATGGGTACCAAGAAATGGCATACCAAGACAAGATTGCCCAAAAAGAATTAGCAAAGTTGCAGGCTATATCACCATCTGCAGTAACAGGAAAAAACGCCGAATTACTAGAATCAGCAAATCAATTTTTAAGCACCCGAGGAAGAGGAGTAAGCGAAGAGCCTGTCCAATTGAACAGAAATCTCCCTCCTGAAGTGACAGATGCAATTGTTAGAGAGCAACGCGAGGTTTTTGACAAATTAGATGATAATCCAACAGTAAATGACAACTTTCCCGAGCAAAGAAGCCTTACACTAGATCCCATAAGTATTTCCCTATTTTATTCCCAGCAAACCGATGGCGAAGTAATATCATTTGAAGACTACTTAAAGAAATACCCTGTTCTGGAATCAACTTTTAAAAAACTATTGGATGTCAGGACAGTGTTAACTAAAAGTGAATCCAGTTTTACTAGCAAATTCATGTCATTATTTACATTTAATAAAACTTTTACTACTACAATTGACAATTTTTTTCAAAAGATTGATGAATTTCGTGGAAGCAGAGCTAGTCCGTTTAGTTATGAAGCCTTGTATAGCGAAAAAAAAGCGGAATTGGGCGATCTGTTTGAAAGATATATTGAAGGAATCGTTCAAGAATATGAGCTAATCATTGCGGCATATACAGCCTTAAAAACGTTTTTTCAAAATGAATTGGCTTACTGCGACTCAATGTCAAAATTTATGTCAATGTTGCTAGATTTTTTCAAGAAAGATACGTCATCGTCGCCCTTTTCTATTTTAAAGAAAATGACCAAGGTTGGGTATGGATTGGAAACAGAAGCATACAAGTCAGTATTAAAGATTTGGGAAGATGCGATGGCGTTTGATGTCGCATATTTTCAAAATATATCTCGCCTCATTAAAACAAACGAGTTTCTTAAAAAAATAGATGACAGGGTTTCAGGAATGCAACTTTTATTGCAAAAATACAAAAATAAGAAATATAATGCTCAAGACAGGATTAAAAAATACTATGAATCTAGTGGGTTATTATATTGCGAGGAATACCAATTTCTTGTTTATTCTAATGAGGTGCTTTTAAATTATGAAAAAATATCCTATTATATTTGGAAAATATGGCATGATATGACGCAGCAATTTTTTGAGAGATCAACTTCTGCGATAAAGATATCAATGAATTCGTGCAATGATCGCCTTGTTTCATATGAAGACAAATTTACAGGGGAAGAAAGAACTAAATTGGAAGAGCTTCTTAAGGCCGATAAAAGCGCAACTGTCTTGGCATCTCCGCTTATGATAAATGCCCTTATTAAAAACGATACGCCTGCGGTTAAAGAGCAAAAGAAACTCTATAGTAGATTGCTTCTATGTGCATTAGAAACATATGACCTAATATTGTATTACTCTTATTTGAGTGAGATCAACTGTTTGCGATATAGATCTTTCCTAGTTGCCAGTAAAAATGTATTAGAGGTAGAACTTAGTATTAATGGGTTTTGGAAACAATATTTCATAAGAATGGGTTATACTATTAGTGATTTACCAGCTACTGGTGGCTCTGGATTGCTATTTGTCCCAGAATCTTTAATTATAGATGTTGGGAAATTTACTGGAAATAAGGCAAAGGCTACAACAGCATTGGGTGAAATGCAACAGACTAATACAAAAAATGCATTCTTATTGTCAAAACAGATTGCTATGTTAAAACAAAGAGAAGTTGCAGTTATTGTAGAATGCCAGCAAACATTAGATCTTTTGGTTCCAACAATTGAAAAAGGCGGTGTTCAAACTCAGTGTACTAAACTAATAGGCGATCAAGACAATGACACTTTATTTACAGCTAGCTTTAATAGTTCAGTGGATGCACTGCAAATTGCATTAAAAATGGCCGAAGTTGATTTTGAATTGACACCAAAATTCAATCGTTTAATGGATGACTTGAATTATACAATGAAAAGAATGCTTGATGTTGGTACTGGAAAGGAAAATAAATTAACCTTGGATTCGTGGTCGGTTGTTGAACCTATTGGAGTTGGCAATAACGAATCCCTACTTCAATGCATATGTGATGCATTTAATGGGCAGCTTATATTGACAAACTCTCAAGCGGTTGACGATGTTTATACACAAGAAATTGATGGAAAAAGAGTTTTTACTGTTCAATCTTTGCAAGATGGTATACAACAAAAGTATAAAGGAATAAGTTTTGATCGTCCAAATTTTGTTATTGGTCTACTTGAAATAATATTTCAAGTTAAAATAATTGTGTTTAACTTATGTAAAACTGAATCTCCAGCTAGATCTTCGGGGTTTGGCATGTTTCAAGAAGGAGAATCCGTACGTTTTAGAAATCCAGACCCTACAAAAGATTGGCAGCAGGGTGATTTACACATCTCAAGAGTTGATAATACACGCAAGGAATATTCAGTTCGCAATGAACTTAGTGGAGAGAATGTTTGCTGTGTTAAACAGGGTGAATTAAAACGTATTAAAAATATTTTTGATGAAGTAAGAATTGTAGAGTCACAAGGCCTTAACGGGTTTGGTCAATTAGAGAGAGATATAAACAGTTTTATCTTACTAGTTTTAACGCCAGATACGTCAACTTGTGCAACTGTTGGCAGTAGACCAAATGATGTTGGTAAATATCAGTTGCTTTTAAATAGTCAAATTGGTGATTTTGTTTTAAAGTATGAACAGATTCCAAAATATATTCAATTTTTGATTTGGCATTCAGTTTTTAGAATGAGGAGAAATTTTGATTTTAGACTTATTAATATTATTGAAAAAAATTTGACAAAAATAGGACGTGAAAAATTGGATTATGAAAAGGCAATGGAATCCAAAGAAAAAGGTCATGCCGGGGACGAAGACTCTCTTGCATCTACAAGTAGTAGTGGTGGGAGAGTGACGCGTAAGTTTAGGGGTAGCGGTCAACGCGGTGGTGCATCAACAAGACGACACATTACGTCTAGTTTAGAAAGCTCATCAAGGCTCAGTTATTACGTCGTGGTGGATCTTGAGTTGTATCCTGGGCGCACAATACCAATTACCCAAAGAGTGTCGCTATCATGTCAAGTAAAGAAAAATAATATTCTTGAGTTATTGTCAAAAATAACGGGAACTCAATTTGTACCCTCTACCATGTATGTTTTTGACCCAAAACGCATTGCAAAATACTACAATAATCGCGGCGTAGAACAGAAAAAAGATACAGAGAAAAAGCGTCAACAAACGCGCAATAAAAGGCAGGGCTATTATTCTGGAAATAAAACGCGTAGTTTGACACGCCCTGCATATGGATATGGAAATAATTATGGTTATAATGCTGGATACAATCCTGGATATAGATACAACCCTGGAAATAGATACAACTCTAACTATAGACCAGGATATTATTAGATTTCCCCGCCATAATAACCTTCGCGGTGACAAGTTGCTATTATTAAAAGTATGGGTAAAAGGCAAAGCATTGATAAGACAAATATTTTCTCCCATACACTAATCTCTATGGGATCCATTGGAATGCAATTCTTCTGCTGAAAATCCCAGAGCTCTTTTGCTTGGTCTATAGTGTAAATGTTCTTGAAATTTGTGGGAGGCGGAACAGACGATGTTCCTTTTGTAAAAGGGAAACGTTCATTCACATAATTGCACTTCAAACGGAGTTCTTTTGCCTTTTTTAGAGCCTCTTTTTCTGCCCAGCTATTTCTGGATCTGCTAACATACCCTCTTGAAAGTACAACGCGGCCCATTGGACTGCTAATAGCAAACCCATTTGCTACGGAAGCAAAGGCAAGGGCAATAAATACAATCATGTAAGTGAGCATTTTTGCTGATAGCGTGAGTGAAAAGGTACCATTGTCTTCTTCTAATAAAAGCTTTCAATTTTTCATAAAATCCAAAACTATTTTATGAAAACTAGTGCAAATGATATAAAAGGTTTCACAATGGAATATATAACATTATAGGATGTTTATAAAACTGATTATATATTTTTTATTAATACATGCATTTCGCATAGCTTCAGTATTAAACTATCAATTTAACCTTATTGGTAGCCCCATATTTCACTTTATTCCATTTGTAAAGTTGCATCACATTATAATGGTTAAAAAAGGCAAGGATGGTCCAAATATTATAAATTGGCCCACGGATAAATTCCGTGATGTGTATATGATTGATTATGTACCGAAAGATTCTATTGTAGATGCTCGTGTTTGTTTAAAGCTATTAATGGGAAAAAATATTACTGGCGAATATCGCGCACTACATTTTAAACATCTAAGCAGGAAGAATCTAATAGATGAGTGGCACAAAAGAACGTTGACTGATACGTCTTATAAAAGAACTCTTAGGCGCCTGGGTAGCAAAGAAATATGCAAAATATTAGATGGTTGGTCCTCTCCATTTAATTTGTATAACCATAATTGCCGTCATTTCAGCAATTATTTTATTAAAAATATAGAGAATATTGATTAATGTTTTATAGAGCTTGACTACAAAAGTTTGTCATGAACTCGGCCTTTAAATCCTCAGGAATGAAATCAAAATTGACTAATCTTTGATTTCTTTCAAATTTATCCCACGCATCCTCCTTTTTCAACCGTTCTTCAAATTTTGCGCGATCATTGTAGAGCTTGATGGCCGTCTTGTCTCCACACTTTGACAGAACTTGGGGAATATTGTCACTTGGATCACCTGTAACAATCTTGCAAAACAATTGCAACTTGGGATCGCCTGGATAGCTCTTTTGCTCCTCTAGATTTTTAAATGCGAGGTTGAAGATTTTTACCCTCGGTTCCAAAAGTTGCAGATAGTCTTTGTCACTTGTTATGATATAAATTTTGCAATCTTGATATTTTGAAAGAATATGTCTAACTGATAGTGCAATGCAGTCATCTGCTTCCAACTTTGGGTGAGATAAAATAGCTCTTGCTCCTGCGACTGCAAATAGGTTATCTCTGTAAGCCATTTCAAAGAATGGTCCACCCATAAACTCGTCTTCCTTGTAATCTCTGTTTGCCTTGTACTTGTCAAACAATTGGTGACGCCATATATTCTCGCGCTTGCAATCCTTACCGACAATGATGGAATGAGGTTGCTTGTGTATGTTTAGCTTCTGCGGAATCTTTTCAATGTGTTCAACAAAGGTCTTCCTGAACTTTTCAACAAACTTTTCATTTGCAAATGGATCCTTGAGATCCTCCTGTGGGTAAGCATTCTTCCACCAAGTCAACAGGGAATAGTATCTGTAAAAACAGTAGTAACTTCCGTCAATAAATATAAATGTGGGTGGGGTGACCTCACTATTCGCAGGTTTCATTGCTTCAAATGCGTTCTTCATACTGATATATTTATACATTTTTACGTTTATTCCCTTTCAATTTTATATTTATTTTTATTGTCAATATATATATAAAATGCCAAAGAAACAGACAAGGAAGAGGCGTAGCTCTCATTCGGGTGGTGCGGCAAGTTACCAAAAAGCCAGGGTAAAGCCTACACATAAAAGAGAAACTAGATCAAAAACAATTGGTCGCATGTTTAAACAATTTCAAAATCTGTTTACTAGAAAACAAAAAGTGCGGCCTGTTAATTACAAGGTTTCTAGTGAAAATCTTGGCGGTTCTTCCCCTTTTGAATTAGTCATTTCTAGCAATAGCAATCGTGAGGCAACCCCCTTTATTGTTGTTGACATGCCAAAGCCTCGCTCATCAAAAGGCAGCAGAGTGTCGCCCCATGGCCAAGATTTTACTTCTGCAGTTATAGTTGGGCGCGGCTTAAAGAATGCAAACAAGAAAACATCTAAAAAGCGTTTACATGCTTAAGAATTTATACTTTTACATATTTCATAAAACTCTCATTTATTGTGTAATTTATATTTACTAAAAATAAATAAAGATATGTTATGCTAATAAATAATGATGAAGGCCCCATACATTCCAACTGAATTATTAGATATAATATTACAATATGATGGAAGAATTAAATATAAAAATGGAAAGTTTGTAAACATAATCCATAAAAATGATGAAAGATATAATATTGTTAAATCACATATAAGTAAGAAAATGGAAATATTGAAAACAATAACCATTGCTGATGACCGTAGCTTTTATTTTCAATTTGGATTTAATACAATTGATCATGTTGGTTTATGTTATGACCTTGGCTTTAATGAATGCGGTGTTTTTGAAATATGTTATTATGATACGAGGAATGCTGGATGGGAACAAATTAGAACATACATATAGATTGAGAGTTTTGTAAACTTGTGAAAAGATTAATAAAAAGTAATAAATTTATAAAGATATATAAACAATGGCTTTAAAGAAATCCTCGTCAACATTTTTATTTTTAGGAACAATTTTAGTTCTTGCTATTATTGCGGTATGCGTAATATACAAAAACATTAATAAAAGTAGCAACATAATAACATGTAATATGAAATATGGGTTGTGTCCTGCTGCAAAATGTATTCCCAACCCATATGACAATAAAAAAGCTTATTGTATGTGTGATGTTGCAAATGGAACAAATTATAGTGTTGGTAATAATGATTGTGAAAACATAAAACCTTATACGTCAAAATCCGGACAAGAAGTTATTTTTTCAGATTTTAGCCCAATCATTAAAAAAATGGGTTATCATGTACAAACCTGTCCTCCCGAAGCAGTAAATCTAAATTGTATGAATAAAATTTGCTCAGTAGATCCAAATAATCCTTCCAAAGCCATTTGTTTGTGTGATAAGTTGGATAATAATGGCTTGGACTGGGTTACGTACAATAAAGATGGCGCACCCAAAACATGTAATTATCAATCAGGAGCATCGGCTCAGAGTTATTTAAATCTAAATGCGTTTATTGTAAAGCACCCCGCCAACTAAGTTCTTGGTAGGCGTTTGAAATGTAAAAAGGTGTAAAAAAGTAAATTCAAATTGAAAATTTTGAAATGTAAAAAAATTGATTGATATTTTTACATTTTACTTTCTGTAACACAGTACAAGGAAGGATGGGAATGCGCACTGACTTTCTGGGAAATCTTATTACAAGTCGGCCTCTAACGCCCAAGGAGTTGCAAGAATACGAGAATGCACAAAACAATAGTGATAACATGTATTTGACTTTTAGCTCAAACAATCAATTGCAAGGGCCTAACTATGAAAAGGTATGCGGCTATGTAGACATGGAGCAAGGTTTTATGAATACATTGCATTGGTTAAAAGGTAAAGGCATTACATTGTCTGGGCGGATCAATTATGTATATGAAGATGTCTTTGCAGATGGTGTAGGAGATGGATTTGGCGCATTTGTGGTAACACCTGAATGCGTAACATATCATAAACTAGACTTTAACAATCTAAAAATGGTTTCAAGCGTAATCTACGGGAAAGAATAAATGGTGAAAGTGGCTTAAAGACGGGGGCCGATTACCTACACGATGTAGGACGAGTGTTAAAAATACTTTTTTATTTTCTCCCTACATCATGTAGGCAAATGCGAATTTTTCAAATTTCCAAGACTTTTTTCGCCAAAGTGATTTTGGACATTTATTTTTGTCCATTTTCCAAAACCTATTTTACTTTTCAGCTTTTTTTGCAAAAAAATCAAGGGAGAGCATAATGCTCTAAATTTTATTTTTTGGTTAAAAAAATTGTGATTATAATATTTTCTTGCAAAAAATAATTTTTGCGAAAAACCATTTAGGCATTATATCTGTTGTTATAATATCAACCAATGGCAATTAATAAAATGCATAAAACTGCCGAAATTTTCCATTGTGAAACTTGCAACTTTGAATGCTCTAAAAAAAGCAATTTTGCTACTCATTTAATGACTGCTAAACATATAAAAGCAACAGCATCAACAAATAATAATGCCAAAAATGCCGAATCATATTGCTGTGAAAATTGTCAAAAAAAATATAAAGATCGTACAGGATTGTGGAGACACAAAAAGAAATGTATGCATAATCTAGAAAAAGACAAAGAGGTGGATCAAGATTCACCTTTAACACAGTCAATTGTAGTTGAGCTTATTAAACAAAACCAATCAATCATGATGGAAAATAAAGAATTCAAAGAGCTCATAATTGAACAGAATAAGCAATTGATAGAGTTTGCCAAGAAACCTTCTAGCATAACAAATAACAATACTAATATTAATAACAAAAATACCATGAATAATCATTTTAACCTGAATCTATTTTTGAACGAGACATGCAAAGATGCAATGAATCTAACAGATTTTGTAGACTCTCTACAATTAACGCTGAAAGATTTGGAAAACACTGGCAAATTGGGATATGAAGAAAGTATATCGCAGATTTTCATAAAGGGATTAAAACAGCTGGATTTCAGCAAAAGACCCATTCATTGTACAGATACAAAACGTGAAAGGTTATATGTAAGAGACAAGGATGTCTGGGAAAAAGATCAAGAAAAGGAACAAGTTAGAAAGGCGGTCAGGAAGATTGCCAATAAGAATGTAAATCAAATTGTTGACTGGATAGAAGCCAATCCAGATTCTCAAGACTATCATTCAAAGAAGAACGATCAGTACTTAAACATTGTCCTGAAATCAACTGGTGGTAGCACCAAAGAAGAGGAAGAAAAGCGCATCAACAAGGTCATCTCATCTATTGCAAAACATGTTGAAATTGATAAAAGTATTTGCAAGGATGATGCAGATGTATAAGTATTTAATTAATTTAAGTATTTTATTAATTAAATTAATGGTGAATTTTGCATCTAGAAAAAAATTGAAACGATAATTCAAGAACTTTCAAAGGACACAAAGCGTCAAAACATGGAATCTACAAGTATTAACAATTCAATGAATTACGCCGAGTCTCTAGTAGGGGTCCCATTTAGATGGTATGTTAATGGAGAACTCCAAACATTTGCTGGAGATAACGCATTTTGGTGCAAAAATTCTCCACCGCCATCAGCAGAAGAAATCTTGGCACAAGATAAGTACATTGTTTGCACGGGATTGCCGAACTTACTACGCCGATTCTGTGGTCAAACTATACCTGGTCTAGGTCCCAAGATTCGCGGTAAATATGGTGATTTATATAATAAACAGTATCCAGGCGGAACCACCGCATGGTTTGCGTACTTGTATCAAAATAAGCGTGTCCAAAAATTTGACATTAATGCGCGTTACCCAAGAGGCACGCTTCTAATGGCTCGTTATAAGGCCAAGGACTTTGGTGAAAAGGATCAAGGTCATCTGGCTATCGTATATGATGACGTTGATGAGGGAAAGACAATTGTGGATCAGCTTCTTATTCATTCAACCCCGACAGTTGCCTATAAAGACCGCGACACTTGTAAGGATCATGGCAGCGTAATTGTAGAGCCATTTCATATTTCAAATAACTTGTTTAAGTGGGATAAAATAAGTTATTACAAGTGGGTTTGCTTACCTGAGAACTGGCTTCTAGTAGATTGAGTATTCATAAGTGTAAATATGTTTAATTTATTGCATTTATTTTATATAAACACACTGTTGTATTTATTAAAGGAAAAATTAAAAGTAGTGGTTGTCTATATTCTTTTTTAAATGTTTTACAAAATAAATTATTTATATATGATTTTTCTAAGTTTTCCTTTCCTATAAGATTTTTTTCAAGATCTGTTATAAAACAGCTACCATTAATACTCCAACCCGTTAATACAGATACATAATAAAATATAAAAAAACTTAGGTACACACGATTATTAGTTAAATATGGTGCAATTAATGCAAAAGTGCACAATAAAAAATGAAATATTCTTATAATCCAACCAATTATAAAATTTATATCCATTTATATATTAATTTAATAAATTAATTAATAATAAACCTTAAATACCTGCAATTGCAATAATATGTTTTTATTTTATAGCCTCAATAAACCGTTTGGTTTTTAAAAAGACGTGTTTTAAAAGCATTCCAAATGCCTTTTCAACAATATATGTGATTTTTCTTTTTGTATCGGCCAACTCAATGTCCATTGTTAGTTCTAATAAATGATTACTGTGTAATTGACTAATTATAGTAAATTTTTCTAGTGGTATAATTTCAAATCCATTTCCTTTTTTTGCATCAATATAAGAGTTAATAGTTGTGTCGTCTTTGTTTCCCACAAAGACAATAGTAGATTCATTTGGTTCCACTTTTGTAAGCTGCAAACTTAAACATTGTTGTTTAAATCCAATTTTTTCAAACAGATTTCGTAACATAAGACACAAATATGCATTATCTCCTGATGCGTTAACATCAAGATGAATCTTTTCAAAAAATTCTTTATTAATTTCAAATATAAGCTGTATTATATGAAAATCAACAACCTTCTTAATTTGAATATTGTTGTTTTCTATTTTTGTGACAACTCTGTATTTGTGTTTTTGAACCCTTGAAAATATAAAATCTTTTTTTTGCACAATGGGTTGCATTTGGGACAAATCATCCGTTTTTGATGAATATTCAATAAATCCATCATTTTCATTTATTAAATCAGCCATACTAATAGTATTGTTATATATAGTACTAATTCTTTATAATATGTTAAATATAACACATTATAATATGTTGATCTTTATTTGAATGCCGCTGCATACATTGCTAATGTTTCTTCCTTTTGTTTTGAATAATCAACAATGGGTCCAGGGTATTTAATATTTTTATATTCTGCTGTACCATGCTCGCTGTACCAAGTGTGAATGACCTTGGCTGGAACATCTTTTAACTCTGGTACCCAATGTTTAATGTATTCCGCATTTGGATCAAAATGTATACCTTGTTCCCATGGATTGAAAATGCGGAAATATGGTTGAGAATCTGCGCCTGAGCCTGAAACCCATTGCCAATTACCATTATTGGAAGCAGGATCATAATCTGTTAGTTTCTTTGCAAAGATTTTCTCTCCTTCTTCCCAGCTTATAAGAAGCGTTTTTATTAAAAAGGATGCAACTATAAGGCGCCCCCTATTATGCATGTATCCAGTTGTATTAAGCTGTCTCATACACGCATCTACTACTGGATATCCAGTTGTGCCCGTTTCCCACGCCTTTAACCATTTTGCATTGTGGTGCCATTTAATTTTATTGTAATTTGGTTTCATGGCAGATCCAAGGACATGCGGAAATGAAAATAAGATGTTCATGTAAAAATCACGCCATATTAACTGCCTAATAAGGTCGTGAATTTTTCTAAAGGCTTCATAAGCTTCACGAACACTTATACAACCAAATTTGATTGGAGCAGAAAGTTGCGTTGTTGGCTTAAAAAGGTCATTGCGTGTTGTAGAGTAGTGCTTCTGTGTTTTACCTATCAATTGCAAACTTTTTAATGCTTCCTTTCTTCCTCCATGAACAAGAATATCTGGGTTAACTTTTGTGAACTTCTTTAAAGCAGCATCCAATCCAATCTTATTTGACAGGCTTTTTCCCGTACTAGGTTTGGCAAATTTAATAGATCTTGCATTAGAAGCAGGCTGCACCTTCTTTTTTAATGCAGCATTATAATATGGTGTGAATTTTTGGTAAGGTCCTCCACTTCCATTAAAAATTGTTCCTGGCTCATGCAAATAATAATCGGCTACTCTTGAAAGAGCCACACCCTCTTTTTCACATAGGTGTGCAATTTTTGCATCTCGTTCAAGAGCATAAGGCGTATAATCTGCATTAAAACACACAAAATCAATATCCAATGCGTGAATAAGTTTTTTAATAATGGTTTCATTGTCCCCGTAAAATACCAAAAGTTCCCCACCGTTGGATTTTATTTCGCCTTGTAAATCTTGTAGACTTTCAATCATAAATTGGATAGCATTATTTGACTTGAATGGGTTTGCATTACCGACTTGTTCAGGAGTAAAAATAAACACAGTGTACACGCGTTTGCAATTTGTGTTTGTTAGATAGAGACCATTATTGTCAACAATTCTAAAATCTCTGCGAAATATGAATAAACCATTTTCAAATGTCATAATATATCTCCTTATATTATAACACTACAATAACGTTGCATTTAAATATCTAAACTGACAGTGTTCTTGTCGCTCTTTTGGCGGCGCTTACTTTTCTTAGGGACACTGCCTTCAGCCTGCAAATCCTTAAGATCGCTAATGCTGATGGTGCTGTCATTTCCTTGTTGTTGAGCTTCCTGAATATTAATTGTCTTGGTCTTCAATCCAGAGAGGATGTTGGAAATGTCACTGGGTCCCTTCATCTCTGCACGCATTGAACGCACATTGCGCTCAGGTTGCTCAGCAGCCGTGTTAAAGTTCTCGCGAATGTTGATCCCGTCATCGGCAATAGAGCTGCGACCCATGCTCAAATCGGGACGATTAGCATAGTTGTTATTTCCTGGGCGGGAAGTTGGGGTAGGGATAGCGCGAGGGCCCTGAGTGGCCATGGGAGGAGGGGGAGGACCAGTCATGTTCGCTTGTGGCTCAGGGTTCATTAAACCGCTCATAAAGCCCGAAAATCCAGGGTTAGATTGACCCATAGTATTCACAGCGGCACTTTGGAATTGACGCATTAGATCGGGGTTTTGGCGCAAGATGTCATCCATACCAGGCATGGCAGACTTGAACATGGTATTGGTCATGTGAACCATCATTGCGCTTCCACCAAGTTGAAACAAGAGCTTTAACTCGGGTGCGATGGCGGCCTTTGATTTGTACTTGTCGTGCAACTCGGCAAAAATATCATCATAATCGTTAATATTCTCATTCAATTGCTCGCCCCAACCATCCAACTTCACATCAAAAGGATCAAAACGATTATTCATAAACTCAATTGCATTAATCGCAGCCATTAGCATATTACCTTGAAACTTGACGGAATTCTGCTTTGATTTTTCCTCCATAATCATTTCATATTCGCCCTGCATCTCGGCTAAAGGGGACTCCATACTGTATTTCTTTGTGAGCTCAATACCTTTTCTTTCAAGACCCTCAAGCTTCCTTAAAAACTTGAACTTCTCGCGCAATAACTCCTCTTTTGACATTTGAGGATGGGAAGAGACGTTCCTATCGGGGTTAATTGGAATATTGTTGAACTTGCCATAACCATCCCAGGTTTTTGAGTTGCTATCGGCCTCGGCAGTGGCTTGACCAATGGAGATTCCAGGACCTTCATCAAAATGGACATATGGTCTCTCATCATTTCCACCTCCGCTCCCGCCCCCATTAAACAAGTTAGAACTGAATTCGTGGCTTGTTGTGGGATCCTCATCAACCAAATCATTGAGCTCATTTTCTAAATTATTGAGATCCTCAATATCAATATCGCTTGAAGGTCCGCCACCGCGAGATTCACTCTTCTTTGTATTCATTAATAATTCAATTCCAGATCCAAAATTAGTAGAATTTCTTCCACTAAAAGATCCGTCTAAATCATCCCCAAAATTCATGTTTGAGATATCAATAACTTCAGGTTCCATCTTATAGATAAATTAGATCATATAATTTTAAGTATTACGAATCCCAATATATTATTTCAAAGTTTTTGAAATTTCCTGAGTTTCTTGTCTTCCTATATTTATAGGCGATGCTTTGTAAACCATAACCCTTGCAGAAAGCTATCTGCTAAATCATCTTTTTTTTGATGGCTACTAAAAAAAGAGTTCCATTCTTGATATTTAAAATCTCCAGATACAAGTTCTGCGCAAGTTTGTATTCCAAGTTGCTTTCTTTGTTTGTAATCAGTTTTGCAGTCGGCGCTGATAAAATCCTTGAGTTTATTTCCAGCATTTACAAATTCAATGTGAATGTTATTATTGCGCATGATGAAATATTGCGAAATCATGCCTTGCAAGGTTTTCATTTTATTTGCAATGGGTCCAATTTGATTTTCAATGATTACTGTGTTTATTGTTTCTAAATGTTTTCCCAGTAATTCATCAAATCTATGTTGAATGTTGCGTCCAATTGTCACAAGATCAACCTTGCTGGTATTCTGTTTTTCTATTTCTTGAAAACAATTATTGAATGCAAATTCTGTAAGTTTATTAATAATGTCCGCCTTTTTACTGTTTTGTTCAATAGTAATCTTGTATTTAGCCGCTAAATCCATTAACCCTAGAATCTTTTGCTTGTTGAGTGAAGCAGGTTTAAAATCGGCAGAAGGCATTATAAATTCGCATTTTTTTGCATGTTTTGAACAGTAGCATTTTCCGTCTTTTGTATATTTTATCGGTTTGTTGCATGCGACACCCTTTTCTAAAACTGCACATTTGTTTTCTGTTTTTTCTGCTAAATTAATTACATTCCATTCGCCAATAACATAATTTTCAATATTGTCATCATTACTAAGCAAACAGAATGCTAGGTTTTTAATGCCAACATCAATGCTGAGTATTTTCATTTATATAGATACGGTTAATTTTCTATGTGCATTTTCAATAAAATTGATTGAATTATCATATAAAAATATTGACAGTTATTATAAATTCGCCCTCGTTGAATGCCAAATTCACAGGTTAAAAAGATCTTTGACAAGGTGATTGCCGATATAAAAATTGCAAAATTTAGATTAACAAACATTATTACTCATATTGCTGTAATTGTTTCACGTGGAAAAATTATAGCAGAGGCTACCAATCGTATAGGATTTAGAAGCAGAGATAGTCGTAGTTATTCAAATACATATGTCCATCCAGATAAGAACATTCATGCTGAGAGAAATGTTATAAAGGCTTTGGGCAGTCATAGTAAACTTAAAAATGCGGACATGTACATATTAAAATTTGGAAGAAATGAATGTAGTGATCAATTTATAAATTCAAAACCGTGTGCAAAATGCGAATGTTATTTAAAAAAATGTATACGGTTGTATGGATTAAAAAATATATATTATTCATCTTCGCCTTGGGTAAATTCTCCTGTGCATTCGCCTCTGCATTCGCCCCCGCCGTCATAAAGAAATCAAAATTGTTTTGATATTTTTATGAAAAATTAAAATGTTAAAAAATTCTAGATTTAAAAATTGTTGGTATTAATAGAAGGAGAAATCATTTTGGCATTTAATGCCTCTCTTGTTAAGTAAGGGTTTTTAAGTTCATTGTTATTGTATCCAATAGCGGGTTTTCTAGCGTCATTTGTTCCAGAGAAAAGAAAAGGAACATTTGGCGTTGGTGTTGTATTTACCGTGCTACTGGGATTAACACCGCTAGCATAAATAGACTCGGCGGTGTTGTATTGCATAATTTGAAGAGCATTATTTTGCAAATATTGTCTGTATTGCCAATTTGATTGTATGTTTGCGTCTTTTTTAATTTTATCATTTACTTCAGCATCAGGTGTGTAAGAAGAATAGTTTCTTCCATCGTTCATCATTGGAGGTGACGTTTTATCATAGTTATTTGATCCTGAATAACAAGTTGCCCAACTCATGGTATAATAATACTAGAGAAAACTTTATTCAACTTCTAGCATTTTAAGTAGTTTTTGCTTATTTAACTTACTAGCATCATTAGCTAAGCCCTTTTCAACAACAATGGATCTAAGTTTATTCAAGGACAACTTTTTGTAATCGGTAGCCTCATCTAAATCATTGATGCTAATTGTTTTGAGTTCAGTTGAGCTAAGAGAAAGTTGATTAACATCAACATTAGCATCAACATCATTATCCCCATCTTCACTATTATCCAAATCTTCTAAATTCAGCTCTTGCAAATCCTCTCCATTATCCTCCTCTTCATTATCCTCCTCTTCTCCAGCTAAATTGTTGTTGAACTTGATACTCTTAATCTCACCCAACACCTCTACATCCTCACTTGTAAGTTCTGCATCAGGAATAATATCCTCATCCTCATCCTCATCCTCATCCTCATCCTCATCCTCATCATCCTCATCATCCTCATCATCCTCATCATCATCATCCTCATCTTCATCATCTTCATCATCTTCATCATCTTCATCATTCTCGCCATCAGAGACATCAATTAAATTTTCGCCAAAATTTCCTAAAGTTGTGCTTCCCCTAGAATTTGCAACTGCACCTTGACCAATAGTATTTGTTAACATACCAACGCGACTCCTACACGCGTTCAATTCTTCCGCCATTGTGCTAATTAATCCAAGCATGGAGGAAATCTTGTGATTTTGATCCGCCATTTTTTGGTTAATATAAATAAAAAGAAACCCTACAAGTAAAAGGGTTACACCAAGAGTAATTAAAAAAGAGGTTGTGAAAATATCGGTTAAAGCCATTATTACAGATAAGTTATATATTTAATTTTCACATAAAACGAATGACTTTTCATTTTTTATTTTTCTATTTCATTAGTTCATTGGTTTGATCAATAATTTCCTTTGGATAATTCATATCCGTAAGTACTTTTAAACCTCCTTTTGTTTTTGAGATTCCTTCAATTAAAGAATAAGTGTATTCAAAATTGTCGTTTTTTTTAATAGTCTTCATATTGTAATTTTTAATTGTTTTGGTTTTCCCCAACTGCTTGCAAAGTTTAATATAGTGTGTCGTTAAAATACACTTTACATTTTCATTTTTTACTAAATATTCCATAAATGCGCGGGCACTTATTACCGCCTCTTCAGGGTTTGTTCCAGAGTATAATTCATCAAAAACGGCAAAATGTGAGTCTTCCTTATTCTTGTTCACGCAGTCAATAATTTCCTTGCATCTCCTCGCCTCGGCTTGAAAAAGACTATCGCGACCAGAAGTATCAGGGATATTTAAATAGCAATGAATGTATTTGAATGGCTTAATATTTGCAGTTTCATAACATCCACAACCCCATTGTTGAGATAGCACTAAATTAATAATTGCCGATTTAAGAACAGTTGTTTTTCCAGATGCATTAGGACCAGTTATAATCAAGTTCTTTTCAAGTTTATAGTCATTTTTTACAGGATTTTTTGATATGAGGGCAGGATAGTATGCCTTTTTGAATTTTGTTTCAGCTTTTGTTTTAGATTTAGATTCATCCGCTGTTTTATTTGTGTTTTTGTCAAAGGTTGCATATGAAATATGTTGTTCATCAATATTCTTCTTTAATCCGTCTAAATTGTTCATGTAACCATGAAAACCAAAAGAATACAAGAATACTTTGTTATAAGTTGGATCCTCGTAAAGGTCGTAAAAGTGTTTCATGATAAACCCGATTTCAGTAATCTTGTTAAAACTGACCTTGAATTCCGTTATTTTCTCTAAATGTCCCTTTAAATCTTGCATTATGTACAAACTATTCTTCATGTTTTCAATAAAACCCTGATAGGTTGTCAACGTACCATACTTCTCAATAAATCTTGTCATGGAAAAAATGGAATAGTCTAAATATCTCTTAATCTCAAACATATAGGTGTGAATTTTCTTCATGTTATTATAAAATCTTATGCAAACAAGAATGTTTTGGTAGATTGAGAATACATAAAAAGCAGCAGACACTAGGAGATAAACCTTCTGGCTATTGTCTACGCTATTGAATTGAGTAAAAACCTTGCCAATTGCATGGTTGCTAATAATCACCTTAAGTATTTCAACATATTCATTCATAGAAAGTTTGAGTCCGCGAATTTTAATAATGAAAAAGGGGACAATTAGAATAAAAATGGGAAATAGTAAGGAAAGAACTGGAGATGAAAGATTATAAAGACTCATGATTTGCAAGAACCAATCATGCTTATTTAAAAACAAGAGGAAATCCCAATCCATGTACATGTATTTTTCCTTGAAACCCGTATCATTCTTAATTTCTTCCCATATTTTTGTAATATTGTCAAGTTCACTGTCACTATAGTTATGTATTTGTTGATCTGTGAATCCAGGTTGTTCATTAATTGGTACATGATGCTTGAGAACAGTTTGAGTTTCCGTTAAAAATGTTTTGTTTGTTGTGTAATGTTTTGGAATCTCTTTATTAATTGTCTTGCCCAATAAATTTGTGGGTTGAAATACGTGGAAATAAATAGAATTTGCGGAAGGATCAACAGACTCCACTAATTCCAAGTCTTTTTTAATATTGTCATTTAACTCCATTTTATCTTTGCAATACGAAATGGGAAGTCTAAATTCATTATTAATGCATTCTAATTTGAACATATTTATATCAAATTAGAATAATAATCAATTGATTTTACGAACTGCATGTTTTATTTTTCTTTTCTTTTATGACTTTTCAAGTACTGTGTTAATGCTTGCAGGAAGCTCATTGATTTGACATGAATAGTATTGCTCAATTTCCTTAATTTTTGCCAAATCTCGTCTTGTGATAAAATTAATACCCGTTCCCTTTCTGCCCCAGCGTCCACTGCGACCGATTCTGTGCAAATAGGTGTGGGTATCCTTTGGAATGTCAAAGTTGATAACAACGCTTACCTGTTGCACATCAATACCACGAGCGGTAATATTTGACGAAATAAGTACACGAAACTTGCCCTTGATAAACTCCTGAAAGGCGACCTTTCTGGGTTCCTTGTCCATATTGCGGTGAATACAGCACACAGGGAATCCATCCTCCTTCATTGCCTCGTACAAATCTTGCACTCTCTTTACACTGTTGCAGTAAATAATGCATTGTGATAGTGAGATAAACTGAAAAAGGTCCTTAAGAGTGGCATACTTTTGCATATCATCCTCAACAGCAACGTAGTATTGAGAAATGCCCTCAAGCGTCAAAGCCTCTGCCTTGACACAGATTTTTACAGGATCTCTCATAAACTTACTAGTAATCTCGTGGATGTGAGGGGGCAATGTTGCGCTGAAAAGGCAAACTTGAACGTCCTTTGACAAGTACTGGAAAATATTGTAAACTTGCTCCTTGAATCCAGACGACAACATTTCATCTGCCTCGTCCATAACAATGAGACCAATGTTCTTTGATACCACGTGATTTCTCCTCATCATATCGTAGACGCGACCAGGGCATCCAACAATAACATGAGGAGTCTTATTTTTAAGAGCACTTGCATCGTCATCAATAGAAGTGCCGCCAACCAAGACCTGAACTCTTAGTCCCTTCATCATACAGCCAATCCCCTCCATGACTGTAGAAATTTGAATAGCAAGCTCTCTGGTGGGACTTAGAATTAGCGCCTGAGTAGTATTCTCAGCCGTATTAATCTTTGAAAGAGTTCCAATTGAAAATGTTCCAGTTTTTCCAGTTCCCGATTGAGCTTGAGCTATCAAATCCTTACCAAAAAGGATTGGCTTGATTGCCTTTCTTTGAATTGGACTAGGTTTCTCAAAACCGTATGCATATATTCCGCGGAGAAGTTGCTCATTAACCTCTAGCTCGTCCCAGCTTTCAATAATGTACTGCTCTTCAATGTTTTCAACATTTTCACCGCTATCGCCATCTCCATCCATTGTCACGGATGAGCCAGTGGGCTCATTAAAATCAAAATCATTGTCGTCCTTAGTATTTGGACTGTTTTCATTATTTATATTATTTATAATATTTGTAATGTTTGTATTATTTATAATATTTATAGGTTGGTTATTATTTTGCTCTGACATTGTATAGTAAATACGCGTATTGGTTTTAAGTGTATTTACTTGAATATATAATAATCTAAAAAAATTGATATAAATGAAATGCAAATAAGTATGTATAACAAGATGGCAATGACAGCAACAATGGCACAAAGATACACATTAGATGATTTTACAAGCATCTCTTTTGCTGGGTTCAATTTTACGATCCCAGAGGAGACCATAGATGCTATTTCAGCATTGGCCATAGAAGTTGGTTCGCCGACATATATTAAAACACCAAATTTTCAAAAAAGGGATAGACCTCCCACGTCAAATTCGTTTGGCGATTCAGGCTCTATGCAATCTATGAACAAAGATGCTCATAGAAAAAAAAGGGGTAACAAGGCAATGGAGGTTAGTAGCGAAGATTGGGAGGCAATTAGAACATTTTCGGCCACAAAGATTGAGAAAAAGAGTGGCATCGATGGTGTTATTGACAAAGTTAGATTGCATTTGAATAAGCTTACAGACAAGACGTACGAGGACATGAAAAATAATATTGCGGAAATTTTGATGGAAACGACTGATGAGGAGATTGAAAAGGTCGGCACTGCCATCTTTGATATTGCATGCAATAATAGATTTTACTCCAAGTTGTATGCAGATCTTTATGCTGATTTGATTGATCGCTTTACAATCATGCAAAAGATTTTTGAGAAAAACTTCAGCGAGTTTTTAAGGTTGTTTGACACGATTCAATACATTACTCCTGAGGAGAACTATACCAAGTTTTGTGATATTAACAAGGAGAATGAAAAGAGAAGATCAATCAGTCTCTTCTTTGTGAATCTGTGTATTGCAGAGATCATCAGCAAGGAAAGAATTGTTTCTCTTTGTTGTCACTTGCTAAGACAGGTTATAACAATGATTTCACAAGATGATAAGAAGAATGAGGTGGATGAGATTACTGAAAATGTAATTCTCTTGTTTAACAAGACATTTATTGAGTCGGTTGATCAAACTTCTACAGACTATATGATTGGTGAGTTAACTATTGTTGATACTGTTCACATGTTGGCAAAGAGCAAAGTAAAGAGCTATCCTAGCTTGACAAATAAGACAATTTTCAAGTACATGGATCTTATTGAAATGTAAATATATATTTTGTGTAAACATATAAAAGTAAATTGGAGTATTTATTATAATATGCCAAGATTAAAGACAATGAAGGATGAAAAAGATAAAATAAAGGTCAAGAAAAGTCCAAAGAACAAGAATAAAAATAAAAAGAAGGCAAATGTAACACCACCATTAGAAACCATGGAAAATAGTTGCAGTGTAGCTTATTATTTGGAAGAACATAATTCTTTAAAAGGAGAACAAGAACAAGAACAAAAACAGGACGAGGGAAATATAACATATTTTTTTAATGATGATAACATTTTTAGTGCAACTGAAAATAATGAAAATTTGTTAGAACTCATGAAAGAATTTGAAGAGATGGAAATTAAACAAGCTATAACTGAAACTTCTGTGGGAAATATAGAAGACGATTTTTTATTTGCAGAAATACAAAACTACACTGATAATTGGACGGTTAAACAATTAATGCAAATATGCGATTATTATGGGCTTTCAAAGGATATAAAGACTTTTAAATGCAAAAAACCAGAAATTATTAATTTTCTTTTGGTGTTTGAGAATGATGGAAGCAATTTTGATTTGGTAATGAAAAGAAAACAATTGTGGCATTGCATTGAAGAGTTAAAAAATGATAAATATATGAAGAAGTTTGTACTGTGGGATTAATTCCTGAGGTTGATATGATTTATTTATAGTTTTCTCAATAATTTGATTATTAGAAAACTATTTGCAATGGTTGGAATTGGTCTGGCGTTTTACATAATATATGTTTGAAACCAAAATATTAATTCTCATTATAAATTAGATAAATTAAATGGTCTTGTCAAAAATAAATGATGAAATAAGTTATCCTGAGTTAAAAAGTGTTGATCCTGGAGATTTAAGTAAAAAGACAACTCTTTATCAAACAGATATAAAAGGCGTTGAGATTATTTTTGCTGTTGGAAATGCAAAGAATACATTTGCCGATAGTAATATAACGTATTATCCTCTTTATTTAGTAAAAAATAACAAAAAAGTCATACAGATTGGTGTGTATGAATTGTATTCAACTGATGTACTTGATTATACTGACGAAGATGGTAAATTAGAAGTGGAAAGACTTGCCGATCCATTAATTTACAATTCATTTGTTACTAAGCAAATGTTGGAGAGAATTCGTTTAAATCCTGATACGTTTCTTAGCAAGGATGAAAAAGATAAAATGGAACGTATGAGTAAAGAGTCTGCAGAAGAGGCTGGGACTAAAGAAGAAGATCTAGATCAAGAGGAAGAAGAACAGGAGCAGGGTGATTTGGAATTGATACCTTCTAAAAAATCAAGTGTTAAGAAAACAAATTTTATTCTAGCGGAAGATGTAAAAATCCCAGAAAATATTAGAGGTCTCTTTGAAGTAACAAGAGGACTAAGGGTTCCAGGTAGGTTGAAGGAAGAAACTGATAGATTGGCTCAAGATTTTATCATTAAATACAGAGCTTCTGCATCACCAAACGATAACTGGGTTCAAAAATTTATGGAAAATAAAAATTATGCAATTGTTGAAAACCCTGGCAAGGGAGACTGTTTTTTTTATGCCGTTTGTGATGCATTTGCTGGCATGGGAAATAAAACAACCGTTAATAAGTTGCGTGAGAAGTTAGCTGGAGAAGTAGATGCAGAATTGTTTAAAAATTTTAAGGGACAATATGACGATATTCGGTCTTCTATTACACAAGATACTGCAAATATTACTAAATTGCAAAAACAATATGAGGATATCCGTAATACATTGCGTCAAACAATTGATCATGATCGTCAAGTTAAAATTGTAGAAGCTGGTAAAGCCGTAGAGGCGCAATTCAAACGCGTTATGCACGAACGCGACGTGTCAAAGCAAATGTTTGAAGAATATAAGATTATGAAGGATGTCACGACGCTTGAGAAATTTAGAGAAAAAGTAAAAACGTGCGAATTTTGGGCTGACACGTGGGCTCTTTCTACAATGGAAAGAATGTTAAATGTGAAATTTATTATTTTATCTAGCGAGGCATATAAAGCAGGAGATCAGCGCAATGTGCTTCGTTGTGGTCAGCTAAATGACACAATTTTGCAAAATAAGGGAGAATTTGATCCCGATTTTTATATTATATTGGATTTTATGGGATGGCATTTCAAGTTGATAACATATAAGAAAAAAACTCTACTCACTTTTAAGGAGTTGCCATATTATTTGAAAAAAATGGTTGTTGACAAGTGCATGGAAAGGGCAGCAGGACCATTTGCCATTATACCTGAATTTGAGACGTTCAAGGCAAAGCTAAAGGGTACCACAGTAGAGGTACCAAAATTTGCTGAATTATCTGAGGCGGCCATGAGGAATTTGTATGACGGGAATATTGAGTTTTCCTTTTACGAGAAATCTGATAACAAGCCTCTTCCTGGAAAGGGGGCTGGAGAGAAGATTCCTCCTGAACAAATTCGCGAGTTTTCTGAGCTTCGGGCAATAAAGGATTGGAGGCGCAAGTTGGCTGACATGTGGACAAAGACTGAAGGTGGTGCACTGTTTTCATTGGACAATCATCAATGGGCAAGCGTGGAGCACTATTACCAGGCGTCAAAATTCAAAAAGCAGAACCCTGATTTTTACTTGTCATTTTCATTAGATTCTGGAACGGAACTATCCAGGAACCCAGAAATGGCAAAGAAAGTTGGTGGGTTAACAGGCAAATACAAGGGTGAACTTGTAAGACCTAAAACCGTTGAGGTTGATCGCGATTTTTTTGGCAAAAGGCGGGATATTGAGTTGGCTGCAGCTCAACAAGCAAAGTTTATACAGAATGCTGATCTAAAGGATGTGCTATTGAAAACAAATAATGCTCGTTTATTGCATGCTAAAAAAGGAAAGGAGCCAGAAGTGTTTGACACGCTCATGATTTTGCGCGATGATTTCAAGACTGGGAAGAAGTAAAACATAAGCAACGGTTTAAAATTGTAAAAAGATGATATAAATATATGTTACAACTATAACATATATTTTGTATATTACGCAATGTTTAATGAAAGAAGAGTCCTTTTTGCTATTCCAGAACATAATCAGTATATTTCATTGAACGATGACGTGGAAACTGACTCTAATGATGGTGAGAGTAAAGAGTGTAAAAAAATTTATTACATCGTGTCGCATTTATTTATTTTTTTAACAATTATCTTCTTGTTTGCTGTAGGAATTTATTTGTTTACACTTTATATTCATAAGTAAGTTAGTTTCATTGTTTTTATTTGATTACAAGATTTATCAAAAAATTGAAAGCTTTTAATCAACCTATTCTAATGTTACCAAAGCACACAAATCAATAACCAATCAAAATGGCGGAAACAACAGAAACAACAGAAACAATAGAGAGGACAACATGGGTTCCTGTTGCTCCTTTTGTCACAATTGAGGAAATGTTCAAGTCGGCAGGTATTACTAGAGAAACATTTACTGGACAAGGCCCCGTGTTACCAAGCGTTCTACGCTTAACTACCAATCCAAATCTAGACAAATGTAAATATGATTTTTATGATCATGACGACTGCTACTTTTACGAGAAGGGTGGTAAAAAAGAGTACATCAAGGGAACACGCATGATCGTGCAATTTGGAAAGCTCTCGCGTGACGACTTTTACTTCTTGAGGGAAGAAGTTGGCACCTTCTTTAAATATGAGATAACCATTCACGGGAGAAAGATGTATATTGTTATATCTTATGCGGACTATCAAAAACTTGTACATGAAGATCGCGTATATCTCTCATTGTTGCCAAGAGCGTAAAAATAAGAATAAAAAATTGGAAATATTTTTTATTTTTAACAGTTGGATCCAATCTGGTTAGTCTTAGGGGTAACGCCATTTGGGCAGCAACCATAACGTGTTCCTGCACATCCACCTATTAATTTTTGTGTGGGAACAGGAACGGGCACAGGATATGGTTGAGGTGTAGGAACGGGAACGGGTTTAAAAATAATAAAAACGCTATGAAATAACGTGTAAATAATGGCGATCAAAAGAAAAACAATAAACACTTCAGTAATACTCATCTTGTTCTATTATAATATACTAAAAGATTATAACATTCAGGTCTAAAATGCTTAAATTAGGTAAAAAGATATTAAACACAAATTTATAATACACTAGTAATATAACTAAATGAAACTGGCAAAAACAAGCGAACAACTAATGAAGTTTTTTTTAGAAAACAACTGTATAAATCACGCGGAACAGACTAAAAAAACAGATAAAATATTAGAGCGTTTGTATAAAGATGTTCAAAATGCAGACAAATATCTTACTTCTTTAAAAAATTCAAGTACAAGTACAAGCAGTGGAGATGTATTTTATAAATTGAATATTACTAAAATAACGACTGTAAATGATTTGCCAAAGCCTGAAAATTTTAATATAAAGGCTTTTCCTCAACTCATAAGAAAGCATATAGAGCTCACTGCTACATATGATATTTTGTATACTTTTTCTTCCCTTGGTAGAACTGTAAGAGTACATTTTATAGTAGAGGATCACGATCCAGAGTTGCATTTGGAAACATACCACAAGCATGTTGAGAATATTGCACTTTGGTTATATATCGTAAATGAATATGGGTCCAAGACGTGTGCAAGAGAATTAACAATCTATTTATATTTTACTTCTTTGCCAAAAATGCTACCAAATTCTAATGTAAATGTTCTTGATGAGCACAATGTAAACACTGCATTTACGACAACTTGTCCTAAGATATCAGAGATTGTTATTTTTCGCAAGGAAGAATGGTTTAAAGTATTGATTCATGAAAGCATGCATAATTTTGGATTAGATTTCTCAGATATGGATAATGAAGCTTGTCATGGAAAGATCTTGTCTATTTTTGAGGTAAAATCGGTTGTAAATCTGTACGAAGCTTATTGCGAATTCTGGGCATGTATAATGAATTCTGTTATATGCAGTTACAAAAGACTTGAAGATAAGTCAAATATAGACGAGTTTTTGGAAAATTGCGAGTTTTTTATCAACTTTGAAAGGACATTTAGTTTTTTCCAAGCGGTTAAAACGTTGCAATTTATGGGTTTGAATTATTATTCACTTTATTCAAAGAATAGATATGCGACAATGGTTCGTCAAAATTTGTACAAGGAGAATACAAATGTATTAGCATATTATGTATTGAAGCTAATATTATTGAACAACTATCAGGGATTTTTGTCTTGGTGCGATGCACATAATTTTTCTTTGTTACAATTCAAAAAAACGCAAGCAAATCAAATGGAGTTTGTAAAATTTATTGAGAAAAATTACAAGACAAAGTCAATGTTGCAAGGTGTTGCTTGTATGGAGGCATTTTTGGAGAAAACTTTGAAAAGCAAGAAAACAAAAAATGCAAAACACGTTTTGAATACTATGCGCATGACGATATGCGAGATGGGATAAAAAGTATTTGAAGTATGTGGAGAAGGGGTAGGATTTTCTTCTTACAATGTAGAATTACAAGTTCATTAAAAAATTGATACCGAATAAAGACCTCTGGTTTATTAGTACTAAAAGAACCTCAACCTCCAAGTTCAATAATGGGAATTCGTTATTTGAACCGAATGCTGCGGACAAATTGTGCCGAATATGTCAGGTGCATTAACCTGGCCGATTTGAGCGGCAAGAAGATTGCGGTGGATGTAAGCATATATATGTACAAATATGAAACAGATGATCTGTTGATTGAAAACATTTATCTAATGATTTCAATCTTTCTGCACTACAATATCACGCCTATCTTTATCTTTGACGGAAAGCCTCCAGATGAAAAAAAGGAACTATTGAAAAAGCGCCGTGAAGAGAAGATAGATGCAGAGAAAGAATACAACAAGCTAAAAACAAGATTTGATGACAATGATGCAGCATTGGATGAAGAACAGAAGCAAGAGTTGGTCAGTAATATGGATCAGCTGAAGAAGCAATTTGTCTACATTAACAAGGACAAGATTCGGCGAGTGAAAGAATTGATTGCCTCATGTGGGGTTACTTACTATGATGCGCCTGGAGAAGCTGATGAACTGTGCGCTCTCTTGGTCATCAAGAAGAAGGTATGGGCTTGCATGAGTGAAGACATGGATCTGTTTGTCTATGGCTGCACACGAGTGCTTAGGTATTTTAGTTTAGTGAACCATACCGCAGTTTTGTACTATATGAAGGGTATTTTGACAGAAATCAATATGAATCAGGACGAGTTCCGTGAAATTTGCGTGATTTCGGGAACAGATTACAATATAAATGCAAATGGATGTGAAAATAAGATAACAATTGATGGGTTTGTCAAATTATTTCGCAAATATAAAAATTCTGGGCAATCGTGTGGGTTTTACACATGGTTAATAAATACAGAGGATCATGAACATGACATAGATTTATTAACAAAAATTAATGAAATGTTTGATTTATCTTCAAATCATGACAACTTGAAAAATTTTGAAAGAATTAGAATTGCAAATTGTCAAGGAGATCGTGATGCAATGAAGGCTATTCTAGAAGAGGATGGATTCATCTTCTTGGATTAAAATTAGATAAATAATATTATTTTTTTTTAAGTGGATTGGTTGGATTAGGTGGATTTTACAGTTGTATATAAGTATTTCAAAAATGTATAGCATAAACTATAGATTTTTATTTGGGTTTTATTTTATTTTTTGTTGTTGTTGCTGCATCTAGAAATTTATTGAGCAAACTATTTAAGCGGTGGCGACAACTGCAGCCTCAACCTTCACAGTCTTGGTGAAGTGGGGGCTCATATAGCGCTGGAGGTTGAAGTAGGTGAGCTCATCCTCCTTCTTGAGCTTAAGAAGCGCAACAAGCTTGGAGTCAGGATTGATCTTGCGACCATTCTGCTTGTCCTGGAGGTTGTTGGAGCGGATGTAGGCATTGATATCGCGGGTGACTGCAGTGCGAGCCATCTCAGTGCCCTTATCCTTGCCGAGGAAAGCGGCAAGCTCGTCACTGATGCGGGTGGGCTTCACAAAGCCACTGGGGGCACGGTTTCCAGACTTGCGCTTGCGCTTGGAGCTGGCCTTCTGGGCAGCCTTAAGCTCGCGGGACCAAGCCTTCTCAAGGTTGCGGAACTCAGTCTTAAGAGAGGAGAGGGCAAGGGTGGCCTGCTGAAGCTTGGCGAGGAACTCAACAGAGCGATCGGCAAGAGCAGCCTCAGCGTCGGCAGCAACGGCATCAACTGCACCCTCCTCAACAGGGGCAGTAACAACAACGGGGGCAGAAACAGAGGCGTCAGTCTCAGCGGCCTTCTTAGGGGCCTTGGTCTTCTTAGCGACCTTTGCCTCAACAGGGGCAACAACAGGGGCTGCAACAGCAGCAGTATCAAGAGCGTCAGTGGGCTTAGCGGATGTCTTCTTCGCGGGCATATTATACTATACTAAAGCGGGTTCCTTTTAAACCGTTTAAGGCCTTAATATATATATTTGTGATTGGAAAAGGTCTTAGATCCTAAACTCTTTCAAAAATACGCGACCGATTGAAAAAGCCATGGCAAGGATAACGCAGCATTTTCATTTACTAATGTTAATGCACCAAGCACATAATAGGCTCCTAAAGACCGACTATCTTTATCCACGCCTAAATTTACCATTTTTTCCATAACTTCCAATATTGGCTTTTGTAAATGTTCTAATCTGGTTTCTTGACTAATAGTCTGCATGCAAATATTCCTAAATGGATTTCCCATTGGTGGGCATATTAATCGTTTTGTTTCATTTGTCAATTGCGCACGATAGCTCCAAATGTCAATTAGTTCTCTTAAAAACTTATTTAATTGTGGTCTGGTTAAGCTTAAAAACCATTGAGAATTGCTATAATTTCCTAAAGCATCAATATTTTGAAAGAGATCAAGAGTTCTTAGTTCAATATTTTTCTTATTTGTTAGCTCACTAGTAATGTCCTTTATTTCAGTGTCAATTTGGATGTCAAATAATTTGCCAAGTCTCAATACTTTTCTTAAAGTTCCTATAATTGTCAAAGGGATCTCGTTGCGATTATAAGGATTTAATACCTGACCTTTTGTTTTGTAAATAAGATTGTAAATGGAGATAATATCAAAGCCATAAACAAATCCATCTGTGTCTTTATAACTGAAAAAATTAAACAAAGGAAGATCTCCTAAGTCATCCATTGTAAAAAAGTCCGTTGCATTTGTGCACAATTTGCGATCGTTGTATGCTGGACCATGCGCTTCGTTAAAAATACGCTGCATTCTTCCTCGCCATACCTTTTGAATCTTAATAACAAGGGAAGAAAGCTTGAGGAAGACGTAGATTCGGTTTATTAGTTGTTGCTTGTTTCCAGTAACTTTTAACTTGTGTTTCTTTGCAATGTCCTTCAGTTGTTGCGCATTGTAATTATACTTTAAAACCATTTCATGATTATTAAACGAAGGAAGAACAAAGTTTTCGTTGCTTATTTTTTCCAGTTTTTTTTGCGGCTGCATAGTTTTTTCACATGTTTGATACAACTTTGTTAAATAATCTTCTAGATCTAAACAAGTGGTTTTTTTAGGATGAAGGCTTTGAATCATTCAAATATATATATAATGGAGATTTCTTTTTGAGCCATTTATACTATATATATATAAGATTTTAAAGAGCATTCACGTGTCAACTTTTTGTAGATGGATACTAATTTATGATTCTAAAAAAAATTGATTTAAAGATAGCCACTGTATATAAAGTACAACACAGCCATGGCAGACACGATCGTTGACGGTACCCATTTTGATTCTAACAATGTTAAGTACTCCGCACCCAAGGCGAATGCCGCGGGAGGCAAGGGAGTCAATATCCAGAACTCGCTTACCAACACTGGTTTGCGCATTTCTACACCACTCATGCTCACGTGGGGCGCAAGTGAGTTTGAGGGAAACGGAAAGTTTGAGCTTTCTATGCAATTTCCTTCTGCCGAGTATCCTAATGAGGAGGCATCGGCATTCCTGAAGAACATGCAAGCACTTGAGGCCAAGATCAAGGCCGATGCTCTTACGAATTCCAAGACTTGGTTTGGCAAGGTTCACACAATTCCTGAGGTTGTGAATGCGCTTTGGACTCCCATGCTCAAGTACCCTAAGGACAAGGCAACGGGCGAGCCTGACTTGACCAAGGCTCCTACGCTTCGCGTGAAGGTTCCTATCTGGGATGGTGTTTGGAAGTGCGAGGTTTACGACGAGGATGAGAACAAGCTGTTCCCTAGTCCTACTCCTGGCGTTACTCCCATTGAGTTTATGGCCAAGGGCACGCATCTTGCGGCTGTTCTCCAGTGCGGTGGTCTTTGGTTTGCAAACGGCAAGTTTGGCGTGACTTGGAAGCTTGTCCAGTCGGTTGTTCAGCGTCCTAAGGGTTCGCTTACTGGCCAGTGCCTTATCAAGCTCAAGCCTAGCGACAAGGAGCGCCTAAAGACCCAGGCAGCACCTCCTGCCGAGGATGAGGTTGAGGTTGACTCCAGTGCTCTCAGCGCTCAGGTTGTTGATAGCGATGAGGAGAGCGAGGATGAGGAGGAGGATGAGCCTGCACCTGTTCCTGCACCTGCACCTGCACCTGCTCCTGTTGTCGCACCTGTTGTCGCACCTGTTGTGGAGGTTGCCGAGACCAAGAAGAAGAAGGTTGTTCGCAAGAAGGCAGCTGGTGAGGCTTAAATTCTAAAAATATAAATATTGTATAAAATGTAAATAGCAAACATCTGCATTACCCTAACAAATTCAATCCAAAATATATAAAAAAATTTTTTATATATTTTTCCATCAAATACACATATTATTCAAATGCTTTTTTTCTTCCTTCTCTAAGAAAGCTCTATTATAAAAACAATATCGGCTCGTTGTGAAATATTATACATATCAGCTGCATGATCCTGTATTTGCGCAATTCCACATTTTTTGGTAGTAAACTGTTGCACTGGTTTTATAAAGAGCCTATTTGTGGGAACTCCAAATTTCTGCTTCCCTACTTCAAAATAAATGACTTCTGTCCTTAAGAGAAGGGAAGAAAAAGGAATTGAGACTCTAACAATTAGGTTGTTGTTCTCATCTATAGTCATGTTAGTAGGCAAATCTGGAACGCATTTAACAATAATGTCTTCCCCCGATAATCCATCAAAGTAGAGTTCATTGTGCCATAATGGTACCAAATACATTTTGGGACCCAGATTTAGCTTATATATGTTGCAATCAAGCAAGTCATCTATACTTGGATTCAATACAATTATTTGATCATCCTTTATTTTTTCCATAAGAACTGTTTTAACCTCTTCAATAGTCTCATCACTAATATATAAAATACTTTTATAGCGCGTTAAGAAAGTATAGACTTCTATTGACCTTTCTTTGTCAAGATCTTCAAAGAGTTTTATTGTCACTTTTTTGCATCCAACTACAATATCTTTAATTATACTTGATATAACTTGAGAGCAGTTTCCAGTTATGATAGTTTGTATGAAGATTTCCAGGATGGAAAGGTACCCATTAGAACCTTTTTCCTCTTCTCTGGATGAATCAAAGGAAGAAAAAGCATTTGATCTATTGTTATTTAGTTCATCTCCATCTCCATCTCCATCTCCATCTCCATCTCCTATAAGACCAAATCTTAGATACTCATAGGCTTCTTTAATAGATTTGAATTTTTCGTTTGCCTCAACCGTATTGCCATTTTTGTCTGGATGATGCTGTAATGCAAGTTTGTGGTATTTTTTCTTTAAACTTTCTGGAGTTATGGTCATAATATTCAAAAAATCTAGTTCCAACACGTCACATGCTAGTTGAATGTCCATTTTTTCATTTGTGTTTATGTTTGTATTTGTATTCATATAATTCAAAGTATAATTGTTATATTTGGAATCATTTTAAATACTAATATAGTGGATATCATGTACCAGTTTTATTTTATTCAAAACCATGAATAAGTTTGACCAAATAGAACAAATAATTTTCTAAATGATAAATAGGTCTATAATTATTGTTATAGTATTGCAAAAAAGAGTATGTTTTTAAAAGAACTGTGGAGAGATCTGTGTTCTTTAATTTTTTTTGAGCTAATAGAGTGGAAATAATGTACCAAATACAATCAGTAATATCTAAATTATAAATAAACTTATCATATAAAACATCTCTAAATTTAAGAAATTTCAAGTCATCAATATTGATCATTTCGTTAATGATCTTATCACAAATTATTTTGTATGGCTGGGTTAAATCATGAATAGAAGAATGTAGGTTCTTGATGTTTGTAATATTTTCCAGAGTTAAGGCTGGAGGTACTTTTGCGACCAAACATTTATTGTATGATGGTCTACTTGGCCTCGGTACATGAATTACTTCACAACAATTTATAATACTATCGGGTATGAAACTAATTTCTTCTGTTAATAAAATATACTTTAAATCTACTGAATTGTTATTGATTTGCTGCATATAACTGTAAAAGTTTTCTAATAATTCACTATGTATTTCCTGGAAATTCTTACAAACTATAATACCTGATTTTTCTGTTTTTGCTGAAATAATATCTATTATTTGCGTATAAATCTCATTCCAAAGCAACTTTGAGTTGCACCCCAATAAAGAAATGTCTACCTCACAATGAATATCGCTGATTTTAAAAAAGTATTGTTGTTTTAGGAAGTTTACGCTAATCTTTTTTTCATATTTTAAGTCAGTTGGACTATATTTTTTAATAGATGTTAGCATTTGCGTGTATTTTCCAACTCCTGGGGGACCGTAAAATATAATATTTTTCAAGGACTGTATTTTTTCGGGGAATTTACTATAAATTTTTGTCAACTTTGGATGTAAATTCTCGCGATGATTTGATCCTATGTATTCTTCAAAGTGAGTTTCATGAAATTTCATTTGATTCACAAGATTATTAATATATACAAGATTCTTTTTATTGCTTTTATTACTTATATATATAATATTGACAAATGCATATTAGATTGGATTAGATTAGTTATTGAATTGTTTATTTCATAATTTTATTGCAAAACCACAAATAAATACAATTTTACCAAGGTAATAAGTGTATATTATTATAGCACTTATTACTTAAAAACAATGACTGAATATATATAACCTTAAAGGAATAATGAACATTGTTAAAAGATTAGATCAATACAAGGAAGGGTGTCTATATTTTTGCGAACCTATTAAGAATAACGTCATGACTGAGGGAACATTTGTTAGAATTTTGTATTCAAATTCTATGTTTGTATTAAATGGAATCTATCTCACCTTTTCATTGGACATTATATCAAATGAAAAATACTACAATAAACACAGATGCAATTTTGACCTGAATTCACATCGTGAACTGATTGAAAATATAAGACAAATTGAAGAAGGGTTGCTTAAAAAAGTAAACATAAGAAATAAAACTCCACAATATAAAATTACAGAACAACTTCGCAATGGTAATATAAAAATTTTTACAGATAATGTTGAAAAAATGAATACTTCAAGTGATTTTTTGCTAAAAATTTCTGGAATTTGGGAAACGGAAATGAGTTATGGTGTTACATACAAATTTATTAAAATGAATAATGTTTAATTAGGGCGCTTATAGGGGGTAAGAGATCATATTTTGATATCCATCCGTTGAATAATATTTAAGAGCAATTCCTAGTGTAACAACGATAATTAAGTTGATAACGGACAATAAATAAGTTGCAGAAATGCTTGTATTGCTCATAATCCCAGATTCCCTAAATTTTGGGGTTCTTGAACTTCTAAACAAGATATAAACCTGCAATGAAACAAATATAGTAGATATGACAGTAAAGACATTATAAAATCCAGTGACTCTTCCAGAAGAAATTCTTTCTAGATATGTTCCAATAATATAAACAGACATGAATATGATGCTTAGCAATGTGATAAATGGTGTTAATCTATAAATTATGCTTCCAAATGTGAACTTTGCTTGATTTTCTGCAACAGATAAAGTGTAAAATATGTATCCGCCAATCATTGCAATACCAACACCTGCTGCACAATAACCCAAGATTGATCCAATCAAGGATGAATAACTAGCTGTAAAGGTAGTCATTAAAACTAACACAAGGCCTCCAGCAATAAAAGCATATGCAATTGAAAAGAATGAATCGTATACCCAATTTCCTTTACTTGTATTTACAAAATTGCTAATATTTTGATCTGTAGTATTTTTAGCTCCAGCCATTATTAAAATAGCAGTATATTTTATTTACAAACGTTAATAAAATACACTTTGATATGAAGATATAACTATTTGTTTTGTTGTTTTAATTCGTCAACCTGCTTTTGTAAATCCTGGATTTTTAATAGTAAAAGTGGTATAAATTCTAAATAGTTTACGGCCTTTTTCTCCTTTTTTGAAGTTACATCTATTGTAGTTTTTACAAGAGATGGGAATAGTTTTTCTACTTCTTGTGCAATAAAACCATAATGTGATCCATCTTCAACGCTTTCAATAAACTCATATTTGCGCGGTTTTACTTGCATTAACAATTCACATGCATTTTCAGGAAGAGGACCAATATTTTGTTTAAATCTTTCGTCTGATAACTGCACAATATTACCTGCTACATATAAATCTTTTTGAACGTACACATCTACCTTTGGAATAGCAGTTGTTATTGTTTTATTATTGTTAAACGTGCCATATGTCCACGTTTGAGGTATTACATTTGGATTAAATGTTTTGATATATGTTGACGTTGTACCCACTTTTCCACCATAATTTCCTGCAAAAAAATCTAATGACATATTAATAGATAAGAATTTTATTTGCTAATTATAATTTAATGTATTTGTAAAAAAGATTTGCAAAAGATTTCAATATAAAAATATCTACAATAAATATAATATGAGCAGATTCAATACAGCATCTACACATCCATTGATACCCAATTCGCAAGATTACATGATTTATAAGAAATATGTTTCTATTCACTCGCAGGATCGTGATATAATAAAATATCCTTTATCTACAGAGTTTGAGATAGAATTACCCGAAGATTATTGCAATGTCCAAACAGTAAAGCTAAGCACATGGACGTTTCCTTCAAACTATAGCACTTTTTCACAACTGCAAAATAATATAACTATGACATTTAGAATTAATAACCCATATAATCCAGGAGATTATGGCTTAGCAGATCCTCTACAAGATGCAATTTTTGAAATACTTTATTCAATCAGAAAAGTAGATTTTGTTATTCAAATAGATGAAGGTTTCTATAACCCTCTACAAATGTCAATTGAACTTACAAATAGATTTAATGATGCAGTTTCTCGTCGTATAACAGAAGCTTTAACTACTATCCCTAAATACGTAGCATTAAACCTAAATGCTCAGTTTAGTTCTACTGGGTATACACAATTTGTTATTGTTTATAATTCTGTTCAACAAAAAATGTTTTTTGGAAATAAGAGCTCAGAGTTTTTGTTAACAAATGACTCAGTACTATATAATGATTTTATTGTTCTTGCAGATTGTTATAAAAGAAGTATATATCCTGAATTCAGTAACTGGGGACTGCCAGCTTATTTAGGATTTACTAGATGTCCCTCTCCATCTTTTACACTTCCAAATGGGGAATATCCTAGATTTTTCTTTGGAGAAATTAATCCAGGAGATAACGGATTTTGGTTGTTACCAGAAACAACTTTGCCAGGGGCTAAAATATATTATGCAGTAGCTCCTCTTAAAATAAATTTAATGGGACCTTCACATTTTTACATGGAGATTGCTGGAATGAACTGCATGGATGAAACCATGCCGTGGGCTCTTAATGAATTTACTACGCACACAAATGAAACAAATGGTGTTGTAAATTCGGCTTTTGCCAAAATTGCCATTCCAACTACTCCTATATCACAGTGGTTTGACAATGACATTGACTCTTATATGTTATATAATCCACCAGCGGAACGAATTAGAAAAATCAAGATTAAACTTAGATATCATAATGGTGCTCCAGTTTATTTTGGTGGATTTGATTTTTCCTTTACGCTAGAATTTAATCTGCTTGTGCCTCAAAGTCAGCGCAAGTACAATATTTTTAAACCAGAGATCTAGTTTTTATTCTACGTTGTACTTTTCCTTTATCCATGATTTTAAAACCTCTATATCGCATGTTTTATAATCTTCTGGGAATCCTTTTAACTTGAAAAACTCGGGTTTTTTCATTTTTGCCGTTTTATGATAAATGTAATCACCATATTTTCCCTTTTTAATGCAAGTTGTTTTGCTTATTTGCCTTTCCCCTGATTGTTTGTCATTGTCACCGTCTTTAGATAAATAACCATCTTTGTCTAGAATAGTCATAACCTCCAAATACGTGACATTTTCTATTGGTCTGTTACCAAAATGAAACGATAATGATTTGCTATTTTCACCCCATGTTACATAAAGACCAAATTTTCCTTTTTTAAGATGCAGATCATGACCATTATATTTGCCAAGTAGAATATCTGTGGTCTTTGGGCTTTCTATAATTTCCTCCAACTTGTATCCACCGCTCTTCAATTTTTCCAGATCAATATCGGTCTTTACAGGAAGAAAGCTGACAACCTTCTCGGCATTTGTGCATTTAATTACTGGACCATACTTGGCAATCATATAAGAATGCGAGGCATCAATTACTATTTCCTGTTTTTCTTCCTTCTTTTCTTCCTTCAATTTGTCAGTAAGACTGCGCATAGAGGCAAAGGCTGTCTCACAAAGAGTGTGCCAGATCTTTTTATTTTGAGCTATCTCATCCAGGGAATCCTCCATCTCCTTTGTATAATCATAATTGAAAATGTCATTGTAATACTTGATGAGGAATTCTATTACCATTATTCCAGTGGGTTGAATAACTAATTTTGCATTCTCGTGACCAAATATTCTCGTTGTTTTGGCCTCTACTAGTTCGTCATTCTCCAAAACAAAATCTATGCATTCCATGGTTTGACCCTTGACTTCTTCCTTCTTTACATACCCCCGTTCTTGAATCTTATCTATAAGCATAGAAAACGTAGATGGACGACCAATACCCTTCTCTTCTAACAGCTGCACCAGTTTTGCCTCCGTATAATGCGACTTTATATTTGTTAATTTAAACAACGCCGTCATCTTTTTATATTCCAAGACGGAATTCTGTGCCAACGCAAGTAGATATTTGTATTCTTTTGCAACTTTTTCGTATTTATTCTTCACAAGTTGCCATCCTGGAAAAACAATTTGTTCGCAAAAGTACTTAAAGACCGTCGCGTCAAATCCTTGAATCTTGGCACTAATTTTGTTGTATTTTGCGGGAGCCATGCAGCTTTCAACTGAATTTTCCCAAATGATTTTGTAAATTCGGCGTTCCTTGGTTTCACAAGTCTCTGGAATATCTTTTAACTGCACATTTGTTGGGCGGATTGCTTCGTGAGCCTCTTGTGCTGCAACTTTTTGTTTTGATGAGGTTTTTGTTTTTGTTGTAAGTACTTTTTTGACAGACTCTTTTTTGACAATCTTCTTTTTTATAACAGAAGTTTCTACATCTTCTCTCAATTCTTCTTCCTTACTAGCTTCCTCCTTATAATTTGTTTGTAAAGAGGACAACTTGGGATTCAAAAACTGATCCAGCGATGCTCCCATGTCTGCATAGTTTGCTGAAATGTATTTTACAGTTGAGTCTATGAAATCCTTACTGTATTTTTTACTATCTGTTCTCATGTAAGTTATATAACCAGCCTCGTACAATTTTTGGCAATGCTTCATAGTCTCTTTTGGAGATATGTGCAATTCATTGCTAACTGCTTGTTGCAACTTGGAGGTTGTAAATGGCTCAGGTGGTTGTTTCACAGTTGACTCTGGTTGCGAGCATGTAAAGACATGATCATGATTTACCGAATTCTCTAAAAAACTTTCAACTTCTTCCTTTGTTTCATAATCCTTGTCTAGTTCAAAAGGAAGAGACATGTTTGTAAAATAGCCTTTTGTGTCGTAGCAGGGTTTACCTGGCGTGGCCTTGATTTCTACGTAGTTGTCATAGACAATGCGCAATGCAGGTGTTTGGCATCTTCCTGCAGATAAGCTATGTTCTGCAGTCCTGGAAATATATTTCCACAAGACAGGCGAAATTGTGAAACCAACTAGTAAATCTAGAATCTGGCGAGATTGTTGTGCATTTACCACATTCATATCTATTGTTTTTGGAGAGGCAACTGCATTGCGAATAGCCGTTTCAGTAATTTCATGAAAAATAATGCGCTTGGTTGTTTGAACTGGCAAATCAAAAAGCATGCATATATGCCACGCAATAGCCTCTCCTTCGCGATCATCATCTGTTGCCAATATGACTTCGTCAGCTAGCGCAATCTCTTTTCGTAGAAGTTCTACCTGTCGCGTCTTTTGCGGGTTGTCAATAATTGTGTACTTGGTTTGAAAATTATTTGAAACATCAATAGCATCAAGTGAGTTAATTTCACGCAAATGGCCAAAACTGGCAACGCATTTATATCCTGGACCCAAATATGATTCTATTTTTCCACACTTTGCGGGAGATTCTACAATCACCAACGTTTTTGTAATTGTACTTTGAAATTGTTTACTCATCTTCTTGGTCTTAAGTATATTTAGCAAAATATATTTAAGTCTATTTTCTATGATGAGAAATTTATAGAGATGAAGATGAAATAGAATTTATTTGCTTGAACTGCCTCCATGAAATGTTAACAGCTGGCTTAACTTGCTCTTCCTTTTCTTCGTATTGACTGTTGATCTTATCAGCCTTTCTAAGGGCGCTATCAACGTACAACTTCTTTAGCAACATTCCTACCTCGTATGCACCTTCGTGTTGGTCCAAGTCTCCCTCTTCAATTTTCTTTAACACGTCCAAGAACTGATAAAGAATTTGAAGATCAATCTCATCCTTTCGCACTTTGTTGTAAATGTCGGTATAATACGTGAACAAGAATGTGCACTCTACCATTGCTTCTAAATTTAATTGGTCTGGATCGCTGCCAAACTTCTTCTTCAACATAATCAACGTATTCACGTCTTCGCGAATTTGTTGACTGTGCTTTAAATTGCGTATATTTTCAGTCTGGTCGGCAGTGTCATTTGCCTTGATCATTTGTTGGAGTTGTAACTTTTGAAATTCATCCATTATCAGTTATGATATATTTTAGAATACTATTTTTAAATCATAGAAACAAACTAATATATTTATTTTTGCTGTGGAGTATATTTTATAGTAATATTATATAAGATGTCTTCACCTACAATTCCACCAGCGTTAATGACTGCTCCAGCTGGAGGATCTTATGCAAAAGATGCTATCATTACTCAACAAAATAATGTGGCAAAACATTCTGCAATACTTCAAACTACTGGCGGTAAAGGACACAGAAATAGACGCGGTGGAGCAACTGCAACTGCAACTGTTCCAAAAATGATTTTTGTCCCAAGTCCAGTTAATGGAACACCAAATTCAACACAAAATCTTGCTAACCGAGGTGGACAGGCAGGCCTTCAAGCCAAACAGGGAGGTGGTTTTGATGATTGCGCGGGACAGGGTTCCAGTTGTACTGATGCAGTTATAGCTGCACAAGCTCAAGCAGGCGGAAAACGCCGATCAAAAAAATGGGGGCGCATGAGCGGAGGCAAAAGTCATTCAGTAAATTGGGGATGCATGAGTGGAGGTAAAAAGAGAAGAACCAAAAAATCAAGGAAATCAAAAAAATCCAAAAAATACGGAAAATCTAGAAAATACAGGAAATAGATTGTGTCTATAGATTTGTATTCTATATTAGTTATTTATTTAGAATACAAATAACGAAGAATTATATATTCATAATATAAGTTATGCCAACAGGGAAAAACTGGATTAATTTTATATATGTGAATTTAGGGTTCCTTGCTCAAATATTTGCCCTATATTTTTTCACAATGATGAACGAAATTCAAAAGGACTGGCCAAAATATAGATGCAATCCTATGTTTATGCCATTGTCAAATAATATCAGCGAAGATTTTACTTATTGTATTCAAAATATGCAAACCAATTACATGGGTTATTTGCTTTCTCCATTAAATTACATCACCTCTGGACTAACGGATCTTGGAAATGAGCTTTCCACTAATATTGCTGGAATTAGAGATATGCTTAGCTTTATTAGAACTTTTATTGGTAGTATCGTTGAAAATGTGTTTGGCGTATTTTTAAATTTGGTGATTGCCTTTCAAAAGATAACTATTAGCATTAAAGATTTGGTAGGCAAAATAATTGGTATTGTTGTCACTCTTATGTATGTATTAGATGGCAGTAATAAAACCATGGTCAGTATGTGGAATGGCCCCATGGGACAAATGGTTAAAAATCTTGCCAAACCAAATCAATGTTTTCATCCCAAAACAAAGGTAAAGTTGACAAATGGAAGGGTTTATCTAATGAAAGATGTGCCATTGGGAAGCATTTTGGAAAATGGAAGCCGTGTTAGAAGCGTTATGCGTGTAGACAATTACGAAAACGAAGATCTTTATAAAATTATTGGAAAGGGCGTTTCAGGAGAATCAATATTTGTAACTGGATCCCACTACATTAAAAATGACCGCGGAGAGTTTGTCCAGGTAAAAGATTATGTGGGTGCCGTAAAACAAAATGAATTATTTACTGAGGAATTCGCCTGTTTAATAACAAGTGATCACAAGATTTGTATTGGGGAATGCATTTTCTGGGATTGGGAAGACTATATTTTATTGTCTACATTAAATAATTAGTTATAACATGCGGTTAAAAATTGCACATTATAACATATACCATAATATAAAGTAAATGTCTGCAAATTTAGTTAATGAAATAACGTTGGAGTATTTAATGAGTAAAGAACAGCATGCTAAATTTATGAATAAGAAAAAAGAAGGACTAAGTTCTGGCGAGCGCAAGGATAAGAAGTTTTATAGAAAACGTATATTAAACTTGTCTCGTGATCTTTTGTTGAATCAAGTGCCAGATAAAATGCTTGGTGATGTCCAGTTTGCATTTGATCATTACGTAAAAACATGCATCAATTATTTTAAAATTTTAGATGAAACCGATATTATTCAAGAAGATTATCATGGGATTAAAATATTAAATGATGCATTGGGAGAAGAAGACATTGCTACAACAGCAGCAGATGCTGATAAATTATTAATGCGTACAATTAAAACAAATAAGGGACCTCTTGACAATTTTGTAAAGATTAAGAGCACAAAACCGTCAAATCCGCCTATTATTCCTATTCAAAAAGAAATAAATTTAAAAGACCCTGAACTGAAGAATAAAGGAATTGGCAAAAAGAATAATATCACTAATAAATATGAAGAAACCGCAAAAGAAAACACAAATACAAACACAAAAACAAATACAAGTACAAAAAAAGAGAAAAACACAAAGAAAAAATCGCAAGCATCCAACAAGGAAAAACAAGCAAACGAAAAAGACGATGAGTCACATATTGCGTAAAATACGCACAGGAAAAGATTTCATAAAATTGCAATGTAGTCCAAAGGCAGATAAAAATAATTTTAGCTGTTTTAACGACGAATCTTTAAATAAATTAAAGAATTTATGGAATAAAAGAAATCCTGATAAGACTATAACTACAAATAGTTCAAAGGAAATATGGGAACAATTAAAGAACTACATGTCCACCATTTGCAATAAAGAGTCGTGTTGGTTGAAGCAAAACTTTGTAAAAGGTACCGCAGATGCTCAGCTGTTGGAATCATTTGCTCCTGCTTCTCCAGATGAATGGAAGAAAAAACCAAATGATTGGTTATCTAGTATGGATATTTTGGAAGTTATGAAGCAATATGAGAAGGCTTATAAATGCTTTGAATTTTTGGGTCCATCTCCAATTGATTTTGACACATCCAAGCTTTATGGCGAATGCGTTTGGGAAGAGTTGTGCCATTTCAATTTAGAAGAGCAGATTGCCAAAGGTAAGAAAAAATTTGGTATTGTTTTTAATCTGGATCCACACTATCTAAGTGGTTCACATTGGGTCTCACTCTTTATAAATGTAAAATCCAAATCAATCTTTTACTTTGACAGCGGAGGCGATGAAATTCCTCCAAGAATTAAAAAATTTGTAGATCGCGTTATTGCACAAGGAAAGGCATTAAAACCATCCATTAAATTCAAGTTTGATCAAAATTACCCAGTTGAACATCAATATAATGACAGTGAATGTGGAATTTATACGCTATATTTTATTTCCAACATGTTGGAAGACAAGATAACAGAGGAATATTTGAAAACGCACATTTTAAATGATAAATACATGGCCAAATTCAGGAAAGTCTATTTCAATGATGAGCTTTAGAATGGTTGTCATTTATTATTTTTTTAAATTACCATATAAAATTATTATTGGATATGATTTATATTCAATAATAATGGCAGGAGTTTATACATTTTTAACAAATGAAAATGCTTCAACATTGTGGGAAGTGTTAAAGGAGAATGCTTTTAAAACTAAGAATCCTCAGGAAATTGTTGCAATGCGTTCTAATTTTAGTCAAAGAATGACAACTTTTTTTGATGAAGAGCGTGAAAATTCCAAGGCTCTAATTGATCTTAATAAAAAGTTTATATTAAATTTTATGCAAACAAGTGACAAAAAAATGCAATCAAATGCAATGTCAACAAATAATATGCCAAGTTTAATGCCTGGTAATAAGAGTGGTTTATACAAGGTTGAAGACATACAAGAAGCTAGAATTCAACAGTTTGACAAGCAATATGAACAAAGAAAACAAGAGTTTGAAAATGCCATGACACCAAGGGTCCCAGATTCCCCTAATTTTACAGACAATTTTAATGACGCCCCATTGGAAAATATGGAATCATTAATAGCCGAAACCATGCGTCAAAGAAATTTTGACATTGATCAAATTGTTAATAGTTCAAATACTAACAAGACTGCTGTGGAAAATTGGTTGCACCCACAAGAGACTTCTCTTAAAACGGAGAATCGCGCTTCCAATGAACAAAATTTTAAACTAATCAAAATTGAAAATGAGGAAGTAGGGTCACGATTTTTTGAAAATGACGTGATTAATCTTACGGCGGCAAATACTAATGCAAATAGATCTCCTACCGCAAATGGACAAAAAAAACTTTCATGGGCTGAAAAAAATGAAACTCGTGTTTTTAATACGGATGAAAATGTCTCCATGGATATACGAGAAAGTTCATTTAATCAAATGAAACAAGAAGAGTTTTTTGCAAACCCCTCCTCCACAGACGACATTTTCTCAAGGTTGAAGCCTGTACAACCATCCTTATCCCTTTTTGAAACAGAAACGAGGGAAGAAAAAGGATTTGAACAGGATAATCTATTACAACAGTTTTTACACCTAGATAAGAAGATTGATATAGTTCTTAAAAATCAAACCATATTAATGGAAATTTTGCAAAAAATGCAGTCGCCAATTGAATCTAATTTAGCCAAACAATAGATTATTCTGGAAAAAGTACTTAAAGACCGATCGGGCTATTTCGCCGTAAATACATATTCTCCGTCTTCCTCTGTCAAATATCCCATCAAGATTGGTTGCGATCTGCCATTTTCTAAGGCAATTTGGACTGAATCAAAGTCGTAAACCTCCTCGGTTCCTTTTCTAAGGATATATTTCTTTCCATTTAATTCAATTTCCACTGCCTCCCAATTAACAGTGCGTTTATTAATAGCCGCAATCTTGTCTGTTTCGTCGGCACTAATAGATGGCGTATAAGAAAATTTATCGTTTGTAGGATTACCAAAGTTGAGACATACTAAATTTTCACCAGATCCCGCTCTTGCATGGACTGCACAATCAATAGATGCTTCCTTTATGGCTTTTGTTAAATTGGAACTTACTTCTTCCTTTATAGTGGAGATTTCAAAGAGAGCTTCATCACTAGTAAATGGAACATATTGAAGCTCTTCTCTTCCTGCCTTCTTAACCGAGGATTGTTTTTCTTCTCCTTCTCCTTCTTCTCCTTCTCCTTTCTTTCCCTCTTCTTCTTCATCTTCTTTTTCTTCCTCTAAAGCTAATTTACTAGCAGGATTTACCATGTAAAGACGCTTACTGCGATCTTGACGCTTAAGCTCTATGGATGCATCACTTGCTATCTGCTCAGGCGTAAATGTCATTAAATATAAAAACACTTCCACAGTTTGTAGTGCCTTGGGCAATCCCTGATGACTACAAATACGGCGAGCTCTACCAACTACCTGTTCAACACGAACTGGATGCCAATAAGGCTCCATGATATGAACATATCTAGTATTTCTCAAGTTGATACCCTCTGAGCCAGAAGCAGTAATCATAAACACCTTGATTATTTGACCCATGTTATTGTTGGTTGACATCTGTTTTAAACGATCCACAATTGCAGGTTCTTTAACCAATCCCCAATCTCCATTGTAAATATTACGAATAATTTCCTTTTCCTCTGCGGATTCTGTACCAGTGTAAAGTGCAAATGTTGGCTTACCAAGATCTTTCTCTGGCATGTCAATTTCCCATGCACCAAGGGAATTCTTTTTAATTTTAAACTGTGCAAATCCATTTTGGATTAAAACCATTGTGAAAATGCCGATACCCTCAAGCGTTCTAAACTGACTATAGACAAGATGCAATCCTTGGTATTCTGGGTCCTGAATATTATCCAAAATATGCAAATATTTACGGCTATAAACTTCTAATCCCTCTTTTGACAAATATTCGGCTGAATGCTCGCTCAATTGTTCTACGGCAGCCTTGATTTTTTCTTGATATGATCTGTCGCCAAACTCGTCAATGATTTCGTCGCCTTCAACTTCGCCTTCACCTGTAAAATCTACATCATCGTGCTGATCTTCCACTTCTTGTAAGGCAGCTTCAATGTTTTCTATTTTTCCATCTCCTGGCAAAGGTCTTCCAATTGCTTTTGGCATGACAAAATTGCAATAAAGACGAGAAAAAATCCTATATGTGGAAGAAGGCTCCTTGTATATACCATCCTTGTCAATCTTACCCTTCTTCATCTTGGAATTCTTTTCTATTTTTCTTTCCTGTTGTCTTGCTTGCTCATATACGCCAAATTGATAGTCGCTCATAGGAATTTTTATAACGTGAAAATCCCCAGCTTTGTTAAATGATGGCATAAGACCTTCTTGAGCACTTCTAAAATAAGAAGTTAATCCAATAATGCGACGCTTAAAGAGTTCAACATTTTTTACTTTGTTGGTTTGACCATCTATAAACCATAGTATAAAATCATCCAACTTATCTGGAAGTGCCTTATTCACTTGAACTGTAATGCCAGTTGGTAATACGCTTATATCATTTTGTCTTAAAATGCGTATAATATTTTGCTCAAAACTTTCATCGCTTATTTGACCGCGTTCATCCAATCCACTCATTGATTCTCCCTCAACACCCTGATATCCTTTCCTTGCATCCGTCTTATTCATAAAACCAAAAGGATTTCTTGTCACAGTTAAAACTTTGGATGCGGGAGAATAACTGATGTAATCAAGTACCCGCTCTCTTTCAAGAATAGCTGTTAGCGTCTCGCTGTTAATCTTTGCAGAGGTTTTGACATCCAAAGGAAAATTCCATGTTTTAATATATCCGCGAAGAATGTTGAATAAGATGGCAATCTCATTGGGGTAGTTGATGATTGGAGTTCCAGAGAGCAATACTATGCGCGCATTTGATGCACTTAACAAGAATTCATATAATTTTAATGAAAGCGCACTAGCCATGCCTCTTTTTTGTCCCCTTTTGTCCACCTCTTGTCCCTTCTCCTTTGCAATCTTATTCACAATGCGACTGATAAAGTTGTGCGCTTCATCAATAATAACAACCGCATTATCAAAAAGATTAACTGTATAATTTTCCGTCATTTCGCGGAGTCTTTCACTTCTTAGACCATTATAGCTAATAAACTTGTACTTATTTTGGATCATTTCGTCTTGCTGCTCTTCCAAGCTAGCCCTTTGTTCAGCTGTTAACATATCATAGTTTGATTTAAGCCCTTCTTGATTTGACACATTAATTAACCATGCGCCTCTCTTCCTTTTAACGTATTGCTTGGAAAGGCCAAGAACACTGGCCAAAGTATCTAAAGCTTCTGGGTTAGCCTCTATTGAAATCCACTCCCAGTAATTATTTTTCTTGTATATTACATCTCCGCATTTTTTTAGCTCTTCAATATAGTTTCGCTTGAGTGATGCGGGTGTCATAATAATGATCTGTTTTCCTGATTTCATTCCTTCCGCAAGTGCAATTGATGTGCACGTTTTACCTGAACCAAGACCGTGATAGAGAAGAAGACCACGATAAGGCGTGTACAAATTTAGGTAATCGCGGACAATTTTTTGATGCGTTAACAATGAAAAATCCTTGGATTGATTTCCAATGTTTTCGCATGAAATACCCGCTTCATCACTCAACAATTCTTGGCGATAAGGCTCAAATAAGTCATTTATAAAATTGACAAAGATCTCGCGGTTATTAAGGTAGTAATTGGAAGAAATTATGTTTACTGGTGGTTGAGGTTTGGGAAATCTTTTGGAAAGAGGCACATCTCCAATTTGAATCATTGAACCAGGACCAAAGCGTTCTATGCCCTTTTCAACCTTGGTTGTTCGTCTTTTTCTGGCTGTTGTGCGACTACCCGTTGGCAATTCAATTGTAAATTCGTCCGCCTCTGCAGCCGCTTCTTGTCCCTCTTCCAGACCTCTTAATGAAGCCTCAGTAAGTTTTCTAATTTTTCTAGGTTTAGAGGAAATTTCTGCACCAAGTGATTCTCTTCTCGCACCCATTGATTCTCTCCCCAGTAATTCTCTCCCCAGTAATTCTCTCCCCAAAGTCTCTTTAACACTCACCTTTTTCATACGACTCTTTTTAAGCCTATCCTTAAAATCATCGTCATCATATTCTTCGCCTCTTTCATCTACAATAGCGGGCCCTCCCACATTTACATTTACTGGGTGACACTCCAAATCAGTAGGTTTTATTGCTAATTGTTCAGTATATAGGCCTAAAGGGTTCATATATATTTTCAATATAAAAAACTATTTAGTTTTCTCCAATCTCAGCAAGCGCCTCATTGCAAGCAATTTGCTCGGCCTTTCTTTTGATCTTATGCGTACCTTCTCCCATGAAGACAAAAATTTTTCCATCATTCTTATCTATGTAGTCATGCATAGCCGCAAAAGTTTTTATCTTTTTAATGGGTATCGCGTCTTCGTAAGAAACATTGTAAATTTGTTGTCCAATACATAAATAGACTCCCATCTTGTAACCATCATCCATATCATGACTAATCTCAATATAATGCGGCGTAACCTTGAACTCCTTCTGTATCTTTACCTGCAGAATGTTCTTATAGTTATCATCATTCTGGATAAGAGCAATCCAATTAATATGCTTTTCAAAGATGGTTTCAATAAATTTCTGCGCCATCTGGAATCCTGGACCAGTTGAGAAAAAATTTGTAAACCACCCCTCGTCATCATGTATGCTAATCTTATTGTAATCTAAAAAGAGAGCACCAATAAATGCCTCAAAAAGACAACCCAACTTCTTAAGATTGGTTCTTGTCTTCTTTTCCTCTGCATTTCGCGAAAGGATTAGCCATTTATTTAGAGACATTTCCATGGCGATTCTACCAATAGCCTCATTTTTAACAATCGCAATTTTCTTCTCTGTCATAAACCCTTCATTCTCTTTAGGAAAACGCTTATAAAGGTAATATTTTGTTACCAGCTCCAGAACTCCATCACCTAAAAACTCTAGGCGTTCATTAGACTTGGTCTTTAGTGGAAGGCAATTTGCAGGTCGTTCGCTAATTTGAATATTTTGCTGGAGGTTCTCATATTGGGGTCGCTTTGTATAAGAACGGTGAACAAATGCTCTTTTGTACAGTTCTAAGTTGTAGACAGTTGAAGGCAACCCATAATGAGTGAGAATAGATTGAACTTCATTCAATGTAATCTCAGCATTTTGCGGATTATACGGATTCCAAATTAAGCCATCTTCACCTTTAATTATGTCATCATCGTGCAAAAGAGATTTTACGTCGGTCATTGTATAGTATATATTAAGAGCAATTAACTTTATATTGGTTTTATAATGTGTTAATTTTTATTTTAGAGTTTTGCATTTTGTAAAAATGTTAAAATTCTATTTATACAAAATATTTAGGGCTTTAAATTTTAAATAAAAAAAAATATTTGGGTAGTATATATCATGGTGTACATGTCAGGTAGTAAAATGTCTCGCAATCAAGCGTCAATTATTGCGCGCCCCACATGCGGTGGCGTTAAGAAGGGCGGTCTTGCCCCTAGCATTGGTCATTTTTTGTCAAGCAATCCTAACTTAATTAGAGCCACACAAACATCTATTCAATCACGTTTCTGCCTTTTTGATTTTAACAAAACTATCCAAACACAAAAGTATGGATACCATGCTTCACATGGTGGAAACATGGGTTAAGCGTAACCTTAGCATTGTCAAGAATCTTTGCATTATATTATTTAGTTCTACACAAATTAAATAATATATATGAAAAATAATATAACAACTTTGTTACTTACTTACTATAATGATCATTCGTCTGGATAACCGTGAGGCTGACTTGCTTAATGCTTGTAAATTTATAATTAGCTGCAGTCCATCGTTTAAAGATTTGCAAATAGAAGTAGTCAATTTGCCAATTGGTGATGCTATTTTAATAGATGAGAAGGAAGAAAATGAAGATCTTAAGGAAAAGGTTATCATTGAACGCAAGTCACTCAATGATTTGGCTGCCAGTATTAAAGATGGTCGTTACGAAGAGCAATCATATCGTTTAAATGGAGCCGCCGTGCATAATCATAACATTATTTATTTGATTGAGGGAGACTTGACTAAATTCAATCTGTTTAAACAGAGGATGGATAAGATGACGCTTTATTCGTCCATTATTTCATTAAACTATTACAAGGGATTTTCAGTTTTTAGAAGCAATGACATTCAAGAGACGGCAATAATTATTTGTAATATGGCATATAAGTTATCAAGAACTGCACGCGATGGAAAGATTCCATTTTATAAGAATCGTATTAATAACCCTATTCCTAGTCCAAATGCAAACGATGTTTTAACAAATCAAAATCAAAATCAAGATCAATGTCAAAATCAACCTGTTGAATTACATAATAGTGAGGCTAATAATAATGACGAAAATGTGCATGATGAAAAGGACTACTGTAGCGTGGTTAAAAAGGTAAAAAAGGAAAATGTAACTGCTGAAAATATTGGTGAGATTATGTTGAGTCAAATTCCTGGTATAAGTTCAGTCTCGGCGATTGCAATAATGAAACATTTCAACACCATTAGCAATCTGTTTTCTTGTATAAAGGCCGATGAAGCTTGTTTAAAGGACATTACTTATGTAAATTCAAAGGGGCAAACTAGAAAGATCAGTAAGACGGTTATTGGAAATATTTCAAAGTATTTGAAACAATAAATTATTGTTAATACAAATATTTAAAGCTAACGTATAATGTAAAATATTAATGAAGATTATAGACTGTTTTACATTTTACAATGAAGTTGACATGTTAAAATATCGTTTAGAAGTATTAAATGATGTTGTTGACCATTTCGTAATTGTAGAAGCAACGCATACACATGTTGGTGGAGAAAAGATGATGTATTTTGAACAAAATAAAGAAATTTTTGAACCATATATGAGTAAAATTATTTATATTGTGGTGGATGATTTTCAATATGAACAGTCAAATATTAACATTGGAAATGGAGAACAATGGAAGAATGAAATTCATCAAAGAAATTGCATTAAGCGTGGACTTGATTTAATAGATTTAAACCCTGATGATGCAATTACTATTACAGATTTAGATGAAATTCCTGATCCAAATACATTGCAAAAAATTAAAAATGGAGAAATTATTGTAGATGTAAACATTTTAGAACAAGATTTATACTATTATAATTTAAATACTATTTATCACGGAAAATGGTATCATCCTAAAATTTTAACATTTAATAGGTTTTCAACTTTGGGGTTGGAGTGCAATGATATTCGTTTTCATAATAGTTGTCCTGTTATTAAAAGTGGGGGCTGGCATCTAAGTTATTTTGGAGACGCGCATTTTATTAAAAATAAACTGCAAAATTTTACGCACCAGGAATACAATAATGACTTTTTTACAAATACAGATTATATTAACGCAAAGATGCAGGAGGGAACAGATTTATATAATCGCTCTACCGAGCAATTTAATAGAGTTTCAATTAGCAACAATTTATATTTGCCTCCGCTAGCAGATATATTATTGAAAAAATACATAACATTTTAAAAATTTAATAAAAATTTAATATTGTTATTTTTATAATGGACGTTTTATTTGGATTAGTTTTGCTCTGGGCATTTTATACATTGTACAAATATGTTATGTCTGCAAACTATAGCGCAATTATTGTATCAGTTGTAGTGTATTTATTACTCTCATTATTGATAAAAAATAAAACTACTATACTTTTATTAACCATTACACTAACAAATTGTTTCCTGTTGTGCAAACTATTAAGTCGCATATTTTCACTTGTAAAAATATTTACAAAAAAATCTGTGTAAAAAATAATTTTGCAAAAATAATACACTAAATAATATGTCAAATAACATGAATTATTTTTTAATTCATATTATATATAAATGAAAGAAGATCTGTTTAAAATGATTGGACTGTTTTTTGCAGTTCTATTTTTAGTTTATTTAGCAGTCAAAGGTATGAAATTACATTTCCAAGTTGTAGAAGGCTTAACAAATAAGTCTGCAAGTGAAAGGGATGACTCTTCAGGATCATCTCATGGAGAAGCAGGAGATGCCGCAAGCTATGCTGCTGCCATTAAAGCCAGATCAATTCAAATTCAGGATGGTCTGCTGATAGACAAGTACAGAAGCGACTATGAAAATGTTCTTATCAATATGGATGACCATTTAAATCTTCTTGCTTTAAAAGAGGCATTAAATTTGAAAAAGGATGGTCCTGAACATTACGAAGGCATTACCAGAATAAATGCGTACCATAATGCACGTACAAATTTGAATCACTCAATGAAGTTTTTGGACAGCCAATAAGCGCCGTACACCATGTAGGCCGACACCGCGGCCGAAGGCCGCAAACCCATGCTACATTCGTGTAGGCTAATGCGTATTTTACCTACACCCATGTAGGTAAAATCTGGAAAAAGTTGACAAAATCACCCTACATCCATGTAGGCATCGCCCTACATCATGTAGGATAGCTTTTTAAAATAATTTTCCATAATTACCCTACACCATGTAGGTAAATGCAAAGTTTTTCAAAATTTCAAAACTATTTTCGCCAAAGTGATTTTGGACATTTATTTTTGTCCATTTTCAAAAAGTTATTTTACTTTTCAGCTTTTTTTGCAAAAAAGTGATGGGTTACCATAATGCTCTAAATTTTATTTTTCTTTGAAAAATTTTGTGAGCATAAATTTTTTTTTGAAAAAAGATCTTTGAAAAAAACCATTTAGTATTTATTTTCCATGGATACATTATGGATACATTGGATACAAAAAACGCGCCAAAAAGCGCTAAAAAATATTGGTGTGAAATATGTGATGTGAAATGCTCTAAAAAAAGCGATTTATTGCGACATAATTCAACCGATAAACATAAAAAAGCGGAAAATGGATACCAAATGGATACAAATGGATACATCGGCGACGCCATTTTGCGCTATACGTGTATATGTGGCAAAGACTATAAATATAGTCAAGGATTATCTAAACACAAAAAAACGTGTGTTAAGAGTGCAAATGCACTGCATTTAATTAATGGTGATGCGCCAGTAACAAGCGAGGTTTTTCTTGAAATCATAAAACAAAATCATGATTTTAAAGACCTTATTATGGAGCAAACCAAACAATACCAAGAGTTGCAAAAGCAAGTATTACAAATTGCAAATAAATCTTCAAATGTTATTACAAATAATAATACAATGAACAATAGCTTCAATTTAAATTTTTTCCTTAATGAGACTTGTAAAGATGCTATGAATTTGACGGATTTTGTGGATTCTCTTCAACTAACATTGAAAGATTTGGAAAATACTGGCAAATTGGGATATGAAGAAGGTATATCTAAAATTTTCATTAATGGTTTAAAAGAGTTGGACGTAAATAAACGTCCAATTCATTGCACAGATACAAAGAGAGAGAAGCTATACGTTAAAGACAAGGATAACTGGGAAAATGATCAGGAAAAAGAACGTATTAGAAAGGCAATAAGAAAGATTGCAAACAAGAATGTTAACCAAATCAACGATTGGATAGAAGCTAATCCAGATTCACAAGACTATCATTCAAAGAAGAACGACCAATACTTGAACATTGTTCTCAAGGCTACTGGAGGAAGCACCAAGGAAGAAGAAGAAAAGAGAATTACTCGTGTCATATCTTCTATTGCAAAACACGTGGAAATTGATAAAAGTGCTTTGTAAGATTTTATGATATATGCTAAAATATTTTGAAAATATTTTCAAAATATTTAATATTTGTTTTTATTATACGTAAAATGAAACACACTATAATGGATTTTACAGACAATCAATATGTTATAGGTATAATATTATCATCAATTCTAATTGTTTCATTATTACTTGTATTATGTATTGTTGTTAAAACCAAAAGCAATAAAAATAAATTTAGGGTTATAGAAGAATTGCAAAAAGAATACTCTCCAGAAAAAGCCGTAATACCTCTTAATATTTTTCAAACATGGCATACAAAAGATCTTCCACCTGACATGGCCAAGTGTGTTCAAAAATTAAAAGATGACAATCCAGAGTTTGAACATTATTTATTTGACGATGAAGATTGTCGTGAATTTATAAAACAACATTTTAAAAAAGACGTTTTAGATGCGTTTGATGCGTTAGTTCCTGGTGCTTACAAAGCTGATCTTTGGCGACTCTGTGTTCTATATATTCGCGGCGGTATTTACATGGACATCAAATTGCAATGTGTAAGAGATTTTAAGTTAAAATACTTGACCATGGATGAACACTACGTTAAAGATAAAAATTTTACTTACATATATTATTTTGGTTATTATTATGGAATATATAATGCATTTATGGTTTGCAAAGCAGGAAATCCATTTCTAATGAGGTGCATTAGACTTATTGTTAAAAATGTAAAAAATAAGATTTACGGCGTATCTGCATTATATCCTACTGGTCCAATGTTATTGGGGGAAGAATATAAGCAAAACAAATGGAAATTAAATATTGACATGAAATTAACAGAGTTTAATAATATTTTATATAGAAACATTTCAATCTTATCGCATTATAAAACATATAGGATTGAACAAAACAAGCATACCAATATTGCGCGTTATCCTGAATTGTGGGTTAAACGTAAAATTTACAATAATTAGTCTTATTAGTATTTGACCAAGTATTGTTTGTAAGAAATTTAAGGGACCAAAATACTAACTTCATTTCCAGTATATCTTCCTTCTTCTATGTGTTTTTCTGTGTAATTTTGACCTCCCCAGTTATCATCCATTGCATTATCACTAAAAAGCATGTTTTCGTTAGATTGCGTCTGGAGTTCTGGATCTGTTTTTGCATCAATAAATTGAGATGTATTGTCAAAATCTTGGAATGCGGTTTGGCCACTAGATGAAGGAGGTAAACCACCTTGAGGTTCCGTGACGCTTGGTCTCACCTTGTATACGCGATTGCCTTGCGCATCATAAGTATTCTGTAAATATAAAACTGGACATCTTATTCCTGCACCATGTTGCCATTCAATGAATTCAACATATTCTTCTAAATTATTAAATTCTACTGGATTTACGCCAGGAACCTGATCTAATTTAGAATTGTATAAATAGAATTTGGCACCCTTTTGTATCAAAATATTAGGGCATCTTTGTTTACCATCCATGCTTGTAAATCCTTCTCTGCACCTAGCATAATATACCCCTCCAATTAAAAACACAAATAGTATAAATATAAATAAAATGGAATTCATATATAATACAATGCGATAAAATAAAAACAACCTCTTAATTTTCACAGATTTAATTTATGACGATTTATTTTATCTCCTTTTATTATAAGATACAATGATTTTCTTGCACATTGATCCATCAAAAAAGGATACTGCGTTATTTAATAAGTATATTGAGTCTGGTAAGCAGATTTTTGTTTTATTTTATATGGAAGGCTGTGGTCCATGCAATGCCACGCGTCCAGAATGGTCTAAAATTAAAGCTGTGCTAGAAAAAAAGTATGCTCATAATAACAATATAGTTGTTGCAGATGTTGATCAGCAACTTTTAAATGAAATTAAATACATCTCAGGAGTTTCTGGTTTTCCCACAATGCGCTATATAGCAAAAAAAGGAAAAATAAGCGAGGAATATGAAAAGAGCTCTGTCAAATCAAAGGACCGCTCTGTTGACTCTTTTATTGAGTGGATTGAATCAAAAGCAAAACCATATAATTTAGAGCATTCCAAACATGTGACAAAAACTCGCAGACGTCATATTTCCAAACATGTTCAAAGAGGCGGAGGAAAATGGTCACAAAAATATAGAAACAGTATCAATTGCAAGAGACCTAAAGGATTCTCACAAAGACAGTTTTGCAAGGCAAAAAAAATTAGCAAGAGTCGTAAGATGCGGAAATAAATTAAAAAATAATAAAAATAATTTGTAAAAAGGTGCAATTATGCAGTTTTATACAAATAGAAACGCAATATTAAATGGATCTAATGCTAGGGATTTGTAGGGTTCAGATTCAGGTTTAACAGGTGCTGTGCTATTATCATCATCATCCAAATCCCATGCAATTTCTCCACATTCCCAATCTAGGGGCTCTTGAATTGGTTCAATTACTAATAATTTTTTACCGCCAACACCTGTCTTGGTAGGAGTTTCTATGTCAATGTTTTTTCCACAGATAGTAAATTTTTGAATTTCTTGTCCCTTGCTTTTATGCAACTCGTAAATAATTGGAAGTCTCCATAATAAACAGGTTGTCAACTTGATCTGCAATAGTGCAATTAGTAGCAATTTGATATTTGTTCGCATTATATACTATATAATAATGCAACTAGTGCTTTGAATTGTTTTTGTATATAATATATATTTGCTGTCTCAAAATAGAAAAAATACAACATAAACACAACTTGTGTATAAAAAATAGGTTGTAATCTCTAACAAATAATGGACGTTGAAAACCCATTGCAAGCAGATGTATTACATGTAATAGATATAGAAATGCCTAATGCAAAAGAAATTATTTCAACAAGTGCAATTCCAATAGCAAAATGTATGGAAGGAGAGCCAAGTACAGAAAGAGATTCATCTAGTGAAATAGAGGATACAAACAGTAAAAAAATATGTTTTTTTCTTGAATTGACTGCAATTATGTTTATTGGACTAGCCTTTCTAGGTGGTTTTATACTATTTTTGGCGTGGTTGTATAATCCATGTGTATTTGGATCTTATTAATTCTAGCGTGCAAACAGGAAGAATGATCCAATTAATATTATAAATAGTACAAATATTGTAAATGATAAACTGGGTGGCACATAACATTGTTCTGTGTAGTATTGAACAACGTCATCAAAATTTTTTGTAATATTCATGTTTTCATCGCGATACGTATTTGGAAAGTTTTTCTTTGTATATATTTTTACTGTGTACCAGTCGGTAACATTTTTTGCAATCAGGCTCTTTGCATCTTGCGAAAGATTTTGCATGGCGCTGTAAAGCATCGGCTTGTCGGTATGCTTTGAAAACGAGTTTACAATCACCCCACACAGAGACTGGTAAAATGGAGCCTTTATTTTATAATAGTAGTCGCTGTGCAAAATGCTTATACTTTCAGCAACCATTGACTCTGCTACATATTTTGCTTGCAGAGCTAGAGCTCTTTCCTTTTCCGCCTGAGCTCTTGCAGCTCTTATTACGCGAGCGCGTTGCCTTCTCCGTCTGCAAGCAAGTCTGCATCTTGCTTCTGCAGGCGAGAAGAGTAGTGCTAATAGAAGAACTGTGAAAATGATAGTGATATTCATGGTGTATGTTTTGACTACGCGCAAAGATTGGTTGTACTATTATTTTGATACATATAAAGCATTTCAATTTTAAGTTCAAACTGAAATGCTTATTTGCTGTAAATAAGAGCAATGGCAACAATTGCAAGAAAAATACCCATGTAATTTTTAATACTGTATTTTGTACTTTTATAAATAAATATTGCCGCTAATACAGGTAAAAGTATGGCTATTATCTTTATTACTGGGAAAAAGTAGGCCATTGAAAAATTAATTGTATTAAAATAAAAATATCCTAAAGATACAATTGTAAATATTAATAAAAGCTGTAAAACCAATAAGAGTGTTGGAAAAAATGTAAAATTTGATTTATTTTTTATATAAAAATGATTCACTAATATTGGCGGTAATCCACTTAAGAAACCAAGAAATAATATTAATCCTATAATATTGTAATTCATCTATAAAAATAATGCATATTTTTTATTTTTTCAAACAAAAAATAAAAAATTGAATTAGAAATAGGTTGTTGTATAATAGTAAACCCTATAAGATGGAACAAGTTTTCAGGCTATTTGATTTTAACGTATATAACAAGAATGCTGGGGAGGCAGAAGCTAGTAGTGAAGAAGATGGAGAAAGGAAAGAACGTCTTGACACTGCCAATTTCATCATGCAAATCTTTGGCATTAACGAAGAAGGTGAAACGTGTTCCATTTTGGTGAACGATTATAAGCCATTCTTCTATGTAAAGGTTGATGACAACTGGACTATGTCAACCAAAGACATGTTCTTGGTACACTTGAAAAATGTGATGGGAAATTATTATAAGAATTCCATTGTAGAGTGCAAGCTCATCAAGCGAAAGCGTTTGTATGGGTTTGATGGTGGCAAGGACTACAAGTTTGTCATGCTCAAGTTTAACAATATGAATGCTTTTAACAAGGCAAAGAAACTTTGGTTCAAGGAGATCCAGCGTGAGGATGGTACGACTGAACTGCGACTCAATTCAAACGGGTATCGGTTTACGCAAACAAATACGAAAACGGAACTCTATGAGTCCAATATTCCACCCCTGTTGCGATTCTTTCATATTCAAGAGATTAGTCCTTCTGGTTGGGTTGCCTTGCCAAATAAAAAGACGCGCGAGGTCCCGCGTGAATGCAAATCCACCACTTGCAATTATGAATTCACCATCAGCTACAAGGACATTATTCCTCTAAAGAATAAGGAAACACGAGTTCCTTATAAGATCTGTAGTTTTGATATTGAGGCCAGTAGTAGTCACGGAGATTTTCCCATTCCAGTAAAAACTTACAAGAAGCTTGCTGGAAACATTGTGGACTATTTTGCTAAGCTATCTATGGAAATCACGCCAGAGCTTTGCAAAAATATTTTAAAGCGAATCATGTTGACTGCATTTGGGTTTGCTTCTATAAAAGACAAGATGAATGAAATTGATGTGGTTTATCCCAAGACTCGTGTTGAATGCACAGATAAGTTGAACGAGATGGTTGAACGATTAGTTTTAGTGCGCGTTCGCGATAACAAGAATGATGCGGCTCAAATGGAAGGAAGCATTGAGTCTATGTTTGAGAACATGGCCAATGCAACCTTGGAAGGAGATGGAGAGGGCGAGGGAGGGGAGG